TGAACGAGGTGCCGGAACGCCCGGGCCCGAGGCCGAGGACCACGACGGGCTTCTGCCCCTCGGGAAGCGGCTCGGCTGTGGTGTCGGCGGCCAGGAACGAATCCATCACCCGCGAGATCACCGGGCGTATGTCGCCACCACCGTGGGAGACCGGGCCGGGGTTGCCGAACAGCACCACATCGACACCCGCCTTCACCGCGGCCATCTCGCGGCCGTCCTTGTCATGCCGCCAGCGGGCACGTTTCTGCCCGAAGTCGAGTTCACCGAAGGCAAGGGCCTCGCGGCTGAGCAACACGTCCTCGTGGACCGGCCGTGCCATGGAACCGCCGTTGGTGATCGCGGTGGCTACCCGCAACTCCTCCTGCTCGACGCCGGCCAGCACGGCATACTTCGCGGCCAGGTAATCCACGATCCAGCGGCGGAACGCATAGCACGGACCATAGACGTAGCGGTCGTCCCGACCGTAACCGGCACCTGCCAGACCGGGCTTGTCCATCAGCGGCTTGACCACGTTGGCGAGCGACAGGACGAGCGTGTCCGGGTCGATCTTGAGGACGATGTCCGCTTCGCCCGCATGGTCCGACATCACGGCCATCTGCTCGGTGAACCAGCGCACGCCCCGGAGGTTGCCGCGACGGGGCTGGACCGTGCGAACGACGGGCACCCCATTGGCGGCGAGAGCGTTCCGGTCCGCCTGCGGAAGCGGCGCGTTGCCGTCCTCGACGACGACGAAGGAGGCGTCATGGATCCCCTTCCCTGCCCCGGCGGTGGCGATGCAGCGGGCGAGCAGTGGAGCCTCGGGGGCGTGCGTGAAGATGAAGCAGGTAAGTTTCATGGTTCGAAGTGATCAGTAGGAGCCGTAGCCGCCGCCTCCCGTGGTGCTCAGGTCGCCGTGGATCGAGACGATGCCCGTGTTGAGGAATCGCAAGGTCGCCATGCCGTTCGGGTCGAGATAGACCTCGGAGCCGGGATTCTGGCGGCCGGGTTGGCTGGTGAGGATGGGCCAAGAAAAAAGCGCCCCAACCGGGATCGGCGAGCTGCCGTTGAGGTTCAGGACCGCGAATCCGGGGATGGTCCATTCGCCGGTTCCTTGGGTTAGCACCTGCCCCCAGAACGCGGACCCACCGTGGTAAGACTCCATGTAGCTCACGAGGTCGGCGAGCGTGTAGCCATACCAGGAATACGTCGGGGCGAGGACGTAGAGCGCCAGCCCTTTGAAGAACTGCGGCAGCGGATAGGAGGCGTAGTCGTAGGGCGAATACAACACGGCACGCTGCCCCTGGGTGATGCCCACCCACGATCCTGACTGGTTCAGCCCGTGGAGCGGTGCCCCGCTGAGCGACGGGTTGGCCATCGCGCCGATGGTGCTGCGGGCCGATGCAGCGGAAGTCGCCTTGATGAGCGCACGGCCGGTCGTGGTCGAATCCGAGATTGAGGCGGCGGTGATGGCGAGTTGGGCGGCGGGCACCTTGCCGCCGGAATCCAGACCGGCATACCCGTTCGCGACGCCCTTGCGGGCGACAAGCTCAATCCCCTCCGGTACCGGATAGGCGGGCTCGGCGGAATCAGGAACTCCCTCGTCCCCTCGATTCACGTCATTCTCGACGATCACGAGGAAGGTGCGGGTGCTGGTCGGCTCCGCGCTGCCCTCCCGCCAGGTGATTTCGCCCATGAGCGTGATCTCGGAAAGCTCGGTGGCGGTCGCGGAACCGAGGTTGAGTGCCGAGTTGAGTTGCAGCGTGTTGAAACCGAGAGCGCATTCGTAGGCAGGTGTGTCGTCGCCCTCCGATGGCATCGACCAGTCCGCGGTGTGCGCGAGATAAGAGCGATCGAACTGATTGCGCGGCTTGATCCCGATTTGGATTTCCAGAGCGTTGGAATTGCCAATCGCGACTGGCGTCAGGCCGTTTTCGAGGAACACCACCTGAAGCCGAGCGGCATCGCCACGTTTGAAGCGCAAGGCGGCAACCGCGCTGCGCTGGCCGGGTCCCTGGATGAGTTGGAGGGTCTCAAGATCGACGTGGAGCTTCACGCCCATGCGTGCCTGTCAACCGGATCACTTGACCGGCCATTTTAGCAGCGGGCAGTTCTGGGATCTGAACCGCGCCTTGGCATCAACGAAGCACCCGCACTTGGCGCAGGCCCGGTTTGACCGCAGTTGGTCGCATGATGCGCATGCCGCGAGACGCGCCGCCACTTTTTCTGTGGTGAGAGTCGGCTGCCCTTGAACCATCGCCTTGGTTTCCGCTCCAATCGCCTTGGCCAGGCTGCCGGCCCTCTTGAGCAAACCCGGTGTCGCCGGTTGGCGGGTCTCGGCATGCGCCGACTTCCTCGCCTCCACCCCGTTTCGATAGCCCGAGGCACGGGCACTGATCGCAGGTTCACCGAGCGCTGCGAGTGTCGCTTCAACGATGGGCAAGGCCGAGTTGAGTTGCTTGATGAATGCGTGCCCTGCCTGCGACATCATGCCGTTGGGTAGGAATATTCCTTCGCGTTGCACCGCGTTGAATGCCTCGTGCGATTTCACCGGCATGGCCGATTTCAGCGAAACGCGAAACTGCGGATTGTCCTGAAACGCCTGGAGGCACGAGGGGATGAGGTCTTTCTTGTTCATTATCCGAAGCAGCTTGGGTAGTAGGTTCCATTTTCCGCCGTGAACGATCCGCGGAACGACGGGCTGCAATCTCCAGCGGTTTCGCAGTAGTCATCGCAACAGCCGTTGCCGACATCGTTGCAGTTCTCCGCTTCGTCGGTGTCATTCGGAATGCATTTTCCCGCCGAGGCGCAGGTGATGCAGGAGCCGTCATCGTCGGTGATCTCCGGGTCGTAGTTGGCCGCGTAAGGGTTCGTGCATCCCTCTCCGCACATTTTCGGGAACTTGAACTCGTGCTGGTCGTTGGACTGCAGCTTCTTGATCGGCAGGTAGGCGTTGGCACGGATCAACACCGGCTTCCCCAAATCCTGCTGGACAGCGACGGAGTAATCGACAGCCGTTCCCGGAGTCCATGAAGGCGCGTCGATCTTCTTACCGTGGACATAGACCGAAATCCAATACAGCCCGTTAGCGTAGGCTGTTGGAGCCGCGCCAAGTCGAACCCGGAATCCGAGTTGAATCTGAAACGGTGGCGCGGTGCCGTCGAGGAAGCACTGAGGCGTCCACGTCACGTTCTCGATGGTGATCTGGGCCGGGTCACGATTCGGAGGTGGCCTAGGTGGACGCGGACCGCCACCGCCACCGCCACCGCCGCCACCGCCACCGCCACCACCGCCACCGCCACCACCGCCACCACCGCCACCACCGCCACCACCGCCACCACCGCCACCACCGCCACCGCCACCTCCGCCGCCGCCTCCGTCATCCTTCTGACAGTTGAAGGTGGCGCAGCCAATCGCATCCACCCCGGTTTGCACAAGAATGAGTCCGGGACCGCAAGCGGGCGGGTCGCCGCACGGCCCATCATTCGGCACACACCCCCACAATGCACAACCCGCGTCGTCGTAGCCGGTGACGGTGAGAGTTTGACCCGTCGGACAGGCCGGAGGATCACCGCAGGCAATGGGCTGGCAAATGTAGGTGGGACAGCCTCTGGCGTCCCTGCCGCTCACCGCAAGTTTGGTATTGGGGCCGCAAGCGGGCGGATCACCGCATGGCTCGCGGTCATCCGGCGCGCAAATCCAGATCGCACATCCGAGATCATTGTAGCCGCCGATTCGCAGAGTGAAACCGGGCGGGCAGGCGGTAGGGTCCGCGCAGAACAACGGCTGGCAGATGTGGATCCGGCAGCCGCACGCATCATAGCCACCGGTCACCAGCTTGAAGTTCGGTCCACAGTAGGGCGGCGACTGGCATAGCCCGCCGCAGTTCGGTGGCGGGTCGTCAATGATGGGCGGCACGTCGGGGCATCCGGAGTCGCCCGCCCCTGGCTCGATGGGGTTGGTGTATGGCTCGTCATCCACCGCGCCAGGATACCAGGGCTTCCCCTGCTGATCGGGTGCCGGGGTGGCCGAGCAACCCGGGCCATGGACTGTCCAGTCGTCGGCGTAGAATTCATCGACGCCGAAATCGGTGTTGCGCACCACGCGGCTGACGTTGCCGACAATTAAATCGTCGCCCCGGTCCAGATACGTCACATGGAACAGGCCGCTGTGATGGATGATCCAACGTAGCGACGATGCCTTGCTGAAGGGGTTGGTGATTTCATTCGACCAGCCCGCACGTCGCACCGCCCATCCACGGCGGGCATACTCGGCGGCCAATGGCCAGATCATACCATGTCCGATGCTCATGGTGAAACCCTCCGGATAGAGTCATAAAGCGGGACGACCGGGCACGCGCCATACTTCGAGTTCGGGTTGCGCGGATCGACCACGGGGGTGACATCAATCGGGCGCGGATACCGTTTCTTGCCCTGCTGGTAGAGGTCGGCCCCCGTGATGTTCACCGCGTCATAACAGGTTGGTGAAAGCACGGTCCAATCCTCGGCATAGAAATCCTCCACTCCGAAATCCGTGTTGCGAATGACCCGCGTGACTTTGTTTCCGGTGCCAACTTGCCGGTAGAGCAACCAGAACAACGCGTTCTGATAGACGACCCACCGCAAGGCGCGGCCCGTGTCGCCGAACAACTCAAGATCATCCCACCCGGCACGTCGCACCGCCCACCCGCGACGGGCGTATTCGGTGGCCAGTGGCCAGATCATGCCAGAGCCGTAGATCATGGGTTCGGGACGAGGTCGCGGTCGATGGCGATGCGGAAGGTTTTGGACGAGCGGATGACTTCGTCGGACAGCGCGCCCGGTTCCAGGTAGTCCACGCGCCATTCGATTTCGGCGATGGCGTCGAAGGTCGTCTGATAGTCGCCCTGATAGTTGCCCAGCGCGTTGACGAGATCCGGCGTTTCGAGATCGACCAGGATGCGGTAGCGCGGGCGGTCGCTGGTGCCGATGATCTCGATGCCGCCATTGCTCTGGACCAGCACTGTTTCGCCGTCGAACTCGCGGATGTTCATGACGATGGACGCCATCGCCATCGTCTGCAGTTCCTCCCCCTTGAGGAATCCGATGTCGAGGAACACCTTGTCGCCATATTTGAGGAACATGACCGCCTGGCTGGCCTGCGACGATGAAGGTGCGATGCCGGGGACTGAAACCGCGCCGGACCGCAGGTCGATGTTCACCTCGATGCCGATGCCGTCGTTGAAGTTGGTGTCCTCGATGCCCATGGCCACCTCCAGAGGAGCCGAAGGACCGTCGCCGTTCGTCGCGATGACTTTCACGAGATAGACGCCCGCTGCGGTCGCCGCTCCGTTGATGAGTCCGGACGAACTGATCACCATGCCGGATGGCAGACCGTTCGCAGTCCATGATATCGGCGTGTTGGTCGCCTGCATCTGATATTCGAAATACTGGCCCTTGCGGTAGCCGAGGACAGAGGTGGTGCTGGAAATGACGGGGATGGCCATGGTGGTTGGTTATTGGATGGTTGCTTTGCCGAGACTGTCTGGTTCTTCGCCGGTGAGGGTCGCCTTGAGGCCGTTGAATGCGACGAGTCCGCGGGGATCGGTCTGGTGGTCGCCGGTGTCGAAGCGGACAAGGCGGCCCCGGACGATGAAGTTTGCGGTGGTCATCGTGGTTGGCGTGGCTTCCGTGGCTCCGTAGATCACGCGATCCACGACGCAGGTATCGACCGCATCGACAATCTTGCGAACGACGCGCAGGCCGAATCCATGCGAGGAAGGAATGCTTGTGAGCATGAAGCTGTGATCGAGCGACGGCGGCAGGAACGTGACATCCGCGATGTTGCTCGGGCTTGGTGGATTGCCCGATGGCAGGCCGATGTCGATGGCCACGCCCCAATGCACCAGGGTGTTTGAGTTGAAGACGGCGGCGACGAACGAAAAATCGAGCGAAAGCTGTTTGCCGATCCGCAGTTGCTTGCCGTTGACGTGAATCCGGAACAGCTCGCGGGAAAAGTCCGATGGGTAGTACACCTTCTCGCCGGTGATGAGCTGTTCGACCTGATAGAATCCGCGTCCGTCCCATGCGAAGAATCCCGGGGCGTTGAGCTTGGTCGAGCGGCGGCCGAGATAGCCGGGGATCACCAGTGGCACGGCGGCGTTGGTGTATTGATAAATCACACCTGTCGCTGGTGAGGTCGGCAGGACGTTGGCCGTGGTAAAGACGAGAGGATCGACATGCACGGCGGGTAGCAGGCCGCCCACTCGCGGAAGGTCGGCGGGTTTGATCGACGGCACGTCCTTTGCCTCGATCTTCTGGCGCGTCGGAAACACCTCGAAGATTTCCGGCAGTTCCCACGCGGCAATCACGGTTTGCTCGGCTCCAGAGACACCAGGCAGAGAGGTCGGAATGAACGCTTCAAGGTCTTCGACCCGCCCGCCTAAGTCATCGAGGATCAGTTGCAGTCCTTCGATTTGGGCAATCGTGTGGCCGTGCGTCTGGAATGCCGAAACTGGGCCTGCGGTGGAGATGATGACGACGTAGCCGTTCACCGCAGGCGGTTCGGCAAACGTGATGCTGAGATCGTCCTCGCCATCGAGCGTGACGGCCAGCGGTTCGACGATGGCGCGGTTGCCGCCGTTCTGACGGACGGTGACATGCAGGTCACGGGTGCCGAGGTTGTGACTGATGGTGAAGTCCGAGTTCACACCGTCTCCGACGGGCGCGACGTAGTGCTGCGAGCCGGTGATGATCTGGTCGGGCGTGAACGGCACGTAGGTTCTGCCGTATGGCGGGCGTAGCCAGTCGATGTTGGCGGCTGTTTCGAGTCCCTCCCAGTTGAGCTCGCGAATCAACGAGATCGGTGCGCGGAACGGAGTGAGCGTGTAGGTCTTTGCCGGATCGTTTTCGTCCTGAACCGTGACTTCAATTTCCAACTCTGGCTTTAACTCTGCGGCACCGCGCAGTGCGGCGGCGATCTCGGCGGTGTTGAGATCGAGAATGATGGTCGGATCACCCGGCGGCGCGGAAAACACTGCGACTTCGATCAACTCCTGATCAATGCCGGCCATCGAGCCGTTGAAGGTGATGTGGGCGATGTTGGTCGCCGGGTTGCTGACCGAGAACGATCCCTCGTCGTCGGCGAGAACCGATAGCGCGTCTTGAATTTCGTCGGGTCCGTCATCCACGGACAATTCGCGGGTCTTCTTGAACCCACGACGTAACTGATAGGTGCCTTTGAAGGTCGGCTGGATTTTGAGTGCCTGGATTTCGGGCCACAGCGTGGTGGCCGATGCTCCGCCTGCTTGTACCTCGCTCACGGTGGGCGCGGGTGGCACGATCAAGTCGAAGCTCGCGGTGGATGCCAGCGGTGCCTGCACGAGCCGGACCTCGTGGCGGTATTGTCCGGCCACTTGGATTGAGCGCACCCTCACGAACGAAACGGGCCGCAATTCGGAAAGCAGTCCCCCGACAGAGTATCCGGACAGCGCGATTTCCTGCAGGCCGGTGGAAATGATCCACGAGCCATCCTGTTTGCCAACCACCGCGTCATCCAATCCGATGGCGGCGAGAGCGGTTTGCACAGCGCCCGCCGTGGCGTCGTGTGGGATCGACGCAGTGTTTTGACCGTCCACTCGCAGCACAAAAAAGCCAGTCGTCGGGCGGACATCCACAAACCCAATAGAGGCGCGAATGTGGGTGACGATTTTCTGGACCTCGATGGGCGAACCTTCGAGCGATTCAGCGAAACGCAGGCCGATGCGCACCTTGTCGCCCTGGACGAACGCAGGGAACGAAACCGCGCTGCCGCCAAGCGTCGTGGTCAGCCTGCGAGTGGTGAGATTGGCGTAAACGGTGGCCTGCATGGGGATGTGCTGCCCCTGCCCGCCGCGTCAACTCGCAGCTCGAAATGTGATCGTGAAAAAGTCTATTTTGCCACTCCTGCGACTAATTCTTCGATTTAACGTTTTGCTCGTGAACCCACCCCATTGAATCGTCGGAGAACTGAAGTTTCATCCAGCCCATCTTGACAGATTGATGCTCGCCTACCTCGCCCTTTCGTGATTTGCGGATGATGGGGTAATTTGTTCCAGGACCTTCACGGATGTTGCTTTCGGAATCGATGATTTCGTAGAGATCGACGCTACCGACATTACGATCCGCTTCCTTACTAGGAAGTTCTAAAGGATCTTCTCGTTCTATCGAGGAAGAATCCTTTTGGCTTATTTGAAAACCAACATCGACACAGTTTTTGCCAACGTTATTTTTGTAAATTCTCACCCTAAATTTTTCCCCCTTGCCGATGAGAATCGAATTTTTCACGTCCTGAGGAAATGAACCACGCTCCAGATAAGATCTGATTTTAGCGCGATTTTCGGGCTCTCTGAAGAACTGATCAACATCATCACCATCAGGATTTCCGAAACGATGCACATTAGCTCGATCCTGCATCAAAACCAAAACAGGATCAGTGATTCGAACTCCTTTTGAATTATGAATGTCATTTTTTGTGATGGACGTTACAAAAACTTCTCCATCTTCGATTGTTGGTTCACTTGCACTCGGACTAGGAACTGACGATGCTTGGATTCTGAGCTTTTCTCGCTCAAACTCAATTCGCTCGCGTTCAAGTTTTGCTTTTTCAAGTTCTAGTTCCTGACGAGCTTGAGCGATTGCAGCATTGTCTATCGACCCATTCGCGCCTTCCTCCGCAGGCAAATCATTCAACGTATTACCTGGAATTACGTCATTCGGAACGGGTTTTTCGGAAGCAGAGTCTTTAGCGTCACGGACGGCTTTCCCAATCGCGAGAGCCTGCTCAACTTCGTGATTTAATTGACGCTCACCCTGCTCCAACGACTGATCTACCTTTCTTTCGGTAGCTGTCATACCCGTGCTTGAGGGTGCAGTGTCGGCATTTAGCAGGATAGCGGGCTTGATCTCCAGGGTCCTCATCATGCCTATCCCGGCAATGCATCCCTTAAAGCGAAATCTATCATTGGTTTTAAGTCCTTCGATGAATGTGACTTCTTCCTGAGATTGAGCCGTCAGCTCTACAAATGCGGCGACTTCATTGCCATAACCGCCAATGCTCGATTTGGTCTGTATTCTGTATTTTTCTCCAGATTTGCTGACTTCATAAACCGATAGTGTCCAGTCCACAACCTGTCCTTTGATTTCTTTCTCTTTGTTTTTACGTTGAATGTCCGTGTGGTCGGAACCCAAATTAAAAAGATCAGCAAGTTCCCCTGTAGGCTGAAGACCTGAAGGACTTGCATTTGGCAAAGATTTGAGTTTTTCCGATTCTTCCTCTGCTTGCTTTTTTGCCGAGCCGACGAGAGCGGCTCCCCCTAGAAGAAAGCAGCCACCTACCGCGAGTATACACACGATCACGAAAATCATGGTCGCCATCAAGCAGCCATTCATTTTTTTCTTTTGGGCGGGCTGTCCTTCGATTTTGACTGATTCTTGGGTCATGGCTTTTGATTCGCTTGTGTTTAATTGATCAAATTTTCACCTTAATTAGATGGTCTTTGTAGATGCAGAGAAAATCTCTCGATCTCATGAGGAACAAGACCTTGCAAAGGTTTCGGGAATACGCTCGACGGAAGCGGGGAGTTTTTCACATCAAGACCCAGTGCTCGGGCACCCAACAGGGCACCTGCTTGCAGATGCACCTGCTTCGGCAATCTTTTTGAGAACGCGCCGATTCGCAGAGCCGTGTCGTAAATGTAGAGCGGTCCTGTACCAGGTATCTGATCGCAGCAGCGGGCTACGAGTTCGAAAATCTCTTCGAATGACTTGCAGGATTTCAACTTCTCGATGTTGGATTTGGATGCAAGGACTCGTCTCGCACTTTCGAGCACAGAGCGCTTGATTCTACGCTGGTGTCCATGGCGTTTGACTTTGCCGTTTTCCTCTTTTCGGTAGGATTTGCCCACAAGATCCTCGGCAAGCGTTGCGCTTTTGATGGCCGTCTCAAGATCGGCTAGTCCTCGATAGCCTTCCATCAAGGACCTCAGCGGATTCCATCCCTTTTCGGCGTATTTCTGAGATTCCTGGTATTCAGCAACCAAGCCCGCGAGGGTTTTGGGGGTTCCTGTGAACCCATGCCGACAGCCATTGCCCTTTTTTGATGATTTCCCGGCAATCTCAGGGCTTGGCTTGGAGGAGCGTCTTCTCATGGAGTGAAAGTCGGGTCTCTCGTTTTGGAGTCATTTTTTTTGGCAGACGACCTACTATCAGGATTTGCAGAAGATTTTAAAGGCCAAAATTCCAGATGCGTGTTTTTGATGCCCTGGGTATCGGTTTGAGTTCTTGCGTCTGCCCGCCGCGTCAACTCACAGCTCGAAGTAAGCGGCATCGAACTTCGTCATGACGTAGGGAAACGGCGGTTCCAGCCCGGCCGCCTGCTCCGCTTCCTCCTCTTCCTTGCCGAGGCGCTTGGCGAGAAGGCGCTGTTCCTTGTCGAGGCCGAAGCCGTCTTTGGTTTCCTCGCTCATAGCGACCAGAACCTCCCGGCCAGATTGCGGTTGCGCAGCACTTGGAGCGCGGAATTGAAAGCATCGTTGCCCGGGGCGAGAAGGCTGCTGAAGATGGGATCCGCAATTCCGGCGGCCAGTCCGGTTTGGAGCCTGATGGGCTCGATGGGTGTCGGGTCGGGGATTTTTTGTGGCGCGTGGCAGAGATTCCAGAACTGGTCATGCTTCACGAACGCAGTCCAGGTGGAGTCCATCGGCAGGTCGGGCGAAAACTTCGGCGGCGAAAGGAAATAGATGGTGGCGATCTTGATCGCGTCGAACTCGGGGTCGGCCGTCCCTTCCAGCAAGTTGCCCATCTCAACCTCGACGCGGGGCGTGTATTTGGACGTCACATCCAGCCACGGGCGTTCCCGTGCCGTCGTGGATCTCCCATAGCTGATGACGAGCAGTGCGCTGAAGCTGTCCATCAGAGGATTGCCCTTGATGACATCCAGCCTGGCCGCGGGACGGTCCACGTAGAGCACCACGTCGCAGGCTCGCAGCACCGGAGAACCGTCGGTCGATTCGTATTGGACCTCCTGGATGCCGGAATTGAGGTTGCCCTGGAACACGACCTTTTCATCCGTCACGCCAAACTGGATGAAGAACTCGGGCACTGCCTCGAACTCAACGGCGATGTTCCCTGACATCGACACCGAAACCGACTCGGCATCAGCTCCCTTGCCGATGATGCGTGTGCCCGTGACGATGATCTGCGGCGACTCGGTGATGAGCGCGTCCACCGATTGATCCTTTTCCGGGCGTGATCCGGTTTCCTCTTCGATCCGGTCGAGCGTGCGCTCCGAGGCGAGCATCGCCAGGGTGGAGATTTCCGGTTCCACCCCGTTAACGAAGCCGGGGCGGATGCGGAACACCCACTGTTCGGCGGTGTCGCTCCATTCCGGCACGATGGTCCACGGATGCACCCAACGCCGCGACGTTCTCACGAACCGCAATGGCAATCGCCGCGACACCTCGTCGATCATGGCGTTCCATGTCTTGTGATTGATGATGGGAACTTTGCGCTTCATGTCGGGATGAACAGATGGCGACCTGCTGCTTTTGCGTTCGGGTCTTTCTTGAGATCAGCTTCGCTCGGTCGGCGCTCTTGGAATTCGTAGCGGATGTTGTGGTGAACGATCTGGAAGACCTCCTCGATGGAGCCGCCGTCGCTGGATGCCCGCAGGAACGCGAGCGGATAGTAGCCGAAGCCATCGAGCGGTCCCTTGGCCGAGTCGGTCTGAACGATTTCGACGTTGTCACTCACTTGCTCGCCGGCCTTGTTTTCCTTCACGCCGGAAATCCCGCCGCTCACCGATTGCTTCACCTTGAGCGAAATGTAAATCCGCCCGTCCATGGATGCCTTCTTCGGATCCAGCTTCAGCGCCGGATAGTCCTTGCCGCTCTCGCGGTTGCCGTCCTTGTCGCGGTTGTCGATGCGGCGTTTCTGCCCGCTCTCGGTGATGACGGGGATGAGATCATTCACGGTCCCGGGCGCGACACGCACCGATGATCCACTCACCATGACGCGGAACGGATGTCGGAACATCTGGTGGTCGCGAACTCGCACGATGGTCCCGTGAGGCGTGACACGCACGTCGATCCCGTCGTCAGGGACGATTTTCAGCGAATCGACCCAGCGCACGAGGCGTTCCCACGCATCGCGGACTTTTTCGCCCTTGCGCACTTTGATTTCACGCGTCGTCATTGCTTGCTGGCCTTCTCATAGATCTCCTCAACCCAGCCGTTCGGCGGTGAGAGCAGCCATTCGTTTTCGATGCGCCACACGTCGCCGTTCTGCGAGATTTTCGGCGGCATCGCCATCCAAGTGCGGCTACCGAAATCGACTTCCGCAATCGCGTCCGGAGCGCCCGGAATGCTGGAATAGACCTTGCCGATGTCGTTGATCGCGTTCTTCGGGATGTTTTTCGACGACCAGGTGCGAGTGACGCGCGCGGTCATCACCGCATAGGTCGAAGTGCCGAACATCGGGTTCTTCTCGCCAGGCTTGGCTTTACCCTTGCCGCCGAGTCCCCCCTTGCCCTTGGACTCCTTGGGCATGAACTCAGGGAACTTGAGCGGGCCGCCGGGTTCCTCGTAATAGCCGCCGTAGGTTGCCTTGATTTCCTTGAGATTCGGATGCGACTCCAGCGGCTCTTCAGAAAAATCAAACCCGAGGTTCCATTGTTCGGTTTCCGCAGGTTCGGGTTCCTCGTCACCGGCGTATCCCTTGTAGGTGACGGTGACGATCCAGCCGTCGGTGCCGTCGTTGAGCGCCTGCCAGGTGCGCCCCTGTTCGACCAGCCCGTGAAAACGCGCATGTCCGACCGTCGTGACCTCCGCGATGCTCTTGGCGTGATACGACACGGCGAATGTCGAAATCATGTTTTCGTCCCTGCCGCCGCTTGCGCCTTCGAGAATGGTGTTCTCAGCCATGGCTTACGCGAAAACCGCCTCCCCCGGTGTCGTGGTGTTGCCCCTGTTCTTGGTGTTGTCGTGGATCTTCTTGAGCCAGTCGGTCTGCCGCTTGTTTTCCTCTAGCAGCCCTGCATTCGCGCTGCGACCGAAGAGCATGTTCATGGATTGTGCGAAAGAACCTAACTGTCCTGACCCGCCCGCGATGACTGCCGGAGCCGTTGGTTTTTCGTCCGCTGCCGCCATTCCGATTTGCTTGCCCGTCTTCACCGGAGGAATGGCCGCTTTGATGCGCTCCACGGTGTCGCCGAACTCGCGCTTCATGCCGGACGTGTCGATAGCTTCCGCGGTGTTGGCGAAAGTCTCACTGAAACGGGTCTTCACGTTTTCACCGGCCTCGGCCAGACGCTGGGCGATCTTTTGGGCGGCAGGTTCCAACAGGTCGCCCGCCTTCGAGAACCGTGCCGCCGCGTCTTCATCGAGGATCGAGGCGCTTTCGCGGATCGTCTTCTGGATGCCGTTGAACGCATCCTCCTTGCCGAACAACTCGGCCAGCGGGCGCGCCACCTCGATGATTTCCGAGAATCCTTTTTGAAGGAAGCTGATGGCTGATAGAAAAATCCCGATGATGGCATTGCCCATCCCGCTCCAGAACTCGGGAGTCGTGAGGATTTGGAAATAGGTGACCGCTGTCTTGAAATATTCGACGATGTATTGGCCGGTGGCGGCGATGGTCGCCCGCAGTGTGGCCCACAGGAAATTCACGCTCTGTGCGAAGGCTAGCTTGAGTGACGACCAGACGAGGTTGAGGGCCTCGCCGCTGCGGAAGATCGCCACCAGGAACTGTCCGGCTTCCGCCAGCTTGGGCTTCGCCATTTCTACGAATTCAAGGAACTGCGGCGTGATGGATGCGAGTGCTTCCGCCAGTGGTTTGCCCACTTCTTCAAAGCCCTGATTCAGCGCGGCCTTGATCTGGACGGACGCGTCCGCGGTCGCCGCCGCCGTGCCGCCGACCTGCTTTTCGATGGCGGCGAGAACCAGCGCCTGCGCCTCGTGCATCCGGTTGGATTCGGCCAGAGTCTTGATCTTCGCTTTCTCATCTTCCGTGAAGGTGATGCCCGACCGCCGCAAGGCAGCGAGGCCATTGACCGGATCGTTGAGCGCCTTGCCGAGCTGGACGGCGTTCTGTTCGGCAGCGCCGAAACCCGCCGCCGCCATGTCCACTGCCGCCTGGGTGGCCCGATCAAAATTGCCGCCCAGCTCGTCGGCGGTGTTGGCGAGGTCCTTGAAGGTGAGGAGTTTCGCTTGGGTCATTTGAATCGCATTGCCATCCACTCCGGTTTGCAACTCGATCTTGTCCGCGAGGTTGTTGAGTCGCTCGGCCACCGCGTCGGACTGGTCGCCGAACAGACCCATCGACTTGGCGATGTTGCGGACGCGGGCGTCGGCAGAGTTCGCTGCCTCACCCGACAGGATCAGCTTGTAGGTTAGCGCACCGATGGCGGCTCCTGCTGCGGCCACTCCAGCGGCGACAACAGCCGTTCCCTTGGCGACCGATTTCATGGCGGTGCCCATCGACGCAAACCCCTTGGAAGCGCCCGACGACATGCCGGCCATCGAGTTTTTCAAGCCGCTGGTTTCCGACTTGGCAGTCTTCAACGCGGACTGGAATCCAGCCGTGTTGAGTGTCAGCAGTGCGGTGAGCTTGGCCATCTGGCCACGGGTGGCATGTCAATCGAAGCCGGACTTCCCCTTCACGTTGGCGAAGAAATAGAGCAGCCGTTTTTCCATGGAACGGGTCTGCACCCGGAGCGCGGCATTCACCCGCGCCCGCAGGCCATTGACCTTGGCGGCCCACTCCACCGCGTTGGTGATCGACGCGCTGATCTCGCCATCCTTCACCGTGATGTCGGTGCTACCGGGCGCGGCGTGGCGAGACACCCACGCGGGCACACGGATTTTTCCAACACTCTGCGCCGCCGTCGCCCATGCCGATGCCAAATAGCCAACACGCGCCTTCTTCGCCTTGATCAGCTCGGCAATCAGTGCCTTCGGAGCCTTCAGCTTTTTGCCGCCCTTGGCCACGCGTATGGTGCCGCTCTTCCGCCGTGATTTGAGTATCGATCGCATTTGCGCCAACGAATCCACATCAGCCCGCTTCGGATCAGACACCCCGCGAAACACGGCGCGAATGTCGCCGGTGATCGCCTGCTCGCCGAGCTTCTTCGCCTTCACGCCTCGCGTGCTACCACGGTTGGGCGGAGTGAAATCCAACAGGTGTCGGATGAAGCCGCGGACCTGTTCCTTCATGAACGTCTCGCCGTCGCGCTTCGAGTAAGCGGCGAGCCGGTCGGCGGCGCGCTGGAACTCATCGACATGCAGTTTGAATTTCACTTCATCACCCATCGTCATCGTCGCCATCGTCAACCATGCGGTCGATGAGGCCGATCAGCTCGTCCGGAGCGAGTGCCTGGAGCGCCTCTTCGGTAGGTGGTTCAAGCGTCCAGAGGTTGGCCGCTTGGAGCGAGCAATGGTAATATTGGAGGGCACGGGCCATCGGCAGTCGCCAGATGATGAAGTCCTCGCTCCAACCGGTGTCCTTGGCGATGGTGAACACCGCGCTTGCCAGCCAGCCGGGGTTCAGGACTTTCCCGGCGCATCGTCATCGCTGGACGGATACTTGCTTTCGACGCGGACACTGGATGCAGCAAGCATCGCGTTGATCCGGTTGATTTCCGCCATCAAACCCGGGAGCATGTCGAAAGTGACATTGAGAGAGAACTTGAGCACACACCGATCCACGGTGTCGTCACGGACGGCGTCCGCGATGTCATCTTCATCAGCCGACTGCATCCATGCAAATGCCATGATCTGCCGCTGCTCTTCCAAATCATCAAGCTCCAACGGTGGATCATCCTTGCCACGGGTGAACATGGTGAGCTTGAGCAGATAGGCCAGTTGCATCGAGCCCATGGTGTATGGACGCAGCTTGAGGTTGCCGATCCGGCGTTCCCCGCTGTCGATCATGCCGGTGGCAAGTTGAAGTTCGCGGTCGTTCATGATGTTAGAATTCGGAAAGGATTTGCTCGCGGGTGGCTTTCGACGCCTCGTCGGAACCGCTCGGCACGATGGCGATGCGCTTTCCTTTGCGGATCAGCAGCATCGGGCGCATTGTCTTGACCTTGTCGAGCAGTCGGTTGTGCTGGTCGTTCATCGCCCGCAGATAGGCAATGGGGTGGTTGGCGTTGGCCTCGCACCAGGCGAGCGATTCATAACGCTTGCGGAACTCGTCGAAGGTGATGCTTTCCGCGACCTCGATGGGCTCGAAGCTGAGTTTGGCCGCTCCGTCCATCAGCCAGGTGACGGTGCGTTTCGCGCCGTTGGGCGTCTGTTCGACCGTGTCGGAATAGGCGGCTTCGGTGGCGAACATGCCGCCGCTGGAGAGGGCTGCGGCAACCAATCGGGTGTTGCGGCTTTCGGTGGGTTTCGTGTCGTGATCGCGCACGACGCTGATGGTGGTTCCTTCTTTCATGGGTGATTTTTAGGTGATCGTTGAAAATGGACGCGTCATGCCGCGCCTGCGGCGGGATGGTTCACTCCTGATAGTTCGAAGGAGTTGTAATCCTCGTTGGTCTGGGAGTTCTTGACGGTGGTGATGATGGTGGTACCGCCCGTGATCTGTTCGGGCACGTAGGCGGCGGAGGCTCCACCCAGCAGGGATTCATCAGCGACGCCCCGGCCCTTGACGGAGAAACTGAAGGACGGGTCATAGCGGTTGCCCGTCTCGAACGCGCCATCGCTCTTTTTGATGATCTTGTGTTCAAGCTGCTTCTGCACGTCCACGCTCTCCACTAGGGCGGCGGTGACGCACTTGACTCCGATTTCGTTGAACGCGGCGGGCATGGAAGTGATGAGTGTTAGATGTCGTCGTAGGCGACGGCCTGAATCTCGAAGGATGGAAAATCGTCGTTGCTTTCGGTCACCTTGACGGAGGTCACGAACGCCGCGCCCTTGGTGATCGCACCGGCGGCGACATCTCCAAAATTCACAGTGCCTTTTCCGGATAGCGTGATGCTGCGGGTGATGAGCTTCTTCGGCTTCGCCACAACGGTCACGCCAAGCGAATCCCGCAGCGTTGCCACTTCGATGGATGAGTCCGCAGACGCTTCCTGGGCGTGGCCGGTGGCGGGCGCGAGTCCGTGCAAGTTGGTGACTCCGAAGGTGGCGGGCATGACTCTTACGGCGTGTTGTCAACCGGCGTCCAATCCACACCGAGAATCCCTTCGATAGTGGTGAGCCAGCGGTCGTCATCCGTCACGGCGGTCGAGTTGGCTTTCGTCCTGAATCCGCCGATGGTGAATCTGTTCGCCGCAGGTAGCACGCCTTCCATGATGCCCTTCACCGCATGGGCGAGAGTGGCGTGTTGCGCCCGGTTGTCGGTGGGTGACGAGACGAGGATTTTCACCGTCGCCCGATGTAGCGGGCCGACCACGTTTTCAATAGAGTCTGCCAGCACGAGAATCGCGTGGGATTCAGGCGTGCGGATGTCGGAGGAAGTCCCGGTGAAAACCTCGGGCGCTGGAACAAGCTGCGCGGAGGTGAAAAGGCCGGCCAGGTAATCTTCGATGGCTTGGTTCATGGTGGTGATTTTCAGCGGCGCGCCACTCGATATTCGATGATGCCTGCGCCGGGTTTGCGGTTGATTTCCTCAATCTTGTAGCGTTCGCTGCCGATAAGGATCGTGTCGTTGTGGGCAGGCGGTGGAGTTGGTAGGTGCGCCACGAGCAACCTTACGGTGAGTGCGCCGTCTTGGGTGAAACCGCCTTCCTCAAGATCGACGGCGAGTCCGCTTGGCGAGACCATCGCCTGATAGTCCTTGCCTCCGATGGTCACAGGCACACCCGCATCACGCAGGATTTCAACGAAGGCCTCGGCAGCGGCGGCTTGGATCGAGTTCACGCACCATTCGGCGTGTCAATCGCTCTATCACCCTTCCAAAGAACCTACTTGTTCATTTGAAATGATCTGCGTCTCAGATTCCAAAGCGCTTCTTCAGCTCCCTGGATTGCTGCGCGAACTTGGTGGAATTGCTGCTTCTAAGGCGTTCGAGATTGGAGAGCTTCCAGCGAAGCGCCGGCATTTCCGCAAGATGCGGGCAGGACATGAGCGACCAGTCGGGTTGCGCCTCAGCGAGGCTCATCAGGAATGAGCGGTGATTGCGGCTCATTCGGGTGGGAAGCTCGGCAAAGAGTCGTCTGCGGGTTTCCAGCAGGATTTCGAGCGGCACCGGGTCCTTCGTCATGCCGACGAACTCGTTCGCGTGGGATGACGTGATGTCGATCTCGTTCGCGAACAGGACTTCATGGATCGGCCGGTTGTGTCCGGCGAGGTAGCAAACGAAGCAATCGATGATTCCATCGGTAAGCCCGTCCTCTTCGTAGAGCTTGAGGATGTCGAAGATGTCGCGGGGGTGTTGCCGATCCATGGCCGCCACCAACTTGCTGCCGTAGAGTTCGTCCGGATGAAGAAGCGGGATTTCGATGTCGGTGAAGAATGTGTCCTGCGCTTCAAGCGTCAGCGGTCGCGGCTCCACTGGCAGGATGGTTCCGCGGAAGACGTGATTCACCTCCACTTTGACGCGGGTGCGGTTCCGCTCGATGAAGAGTTTCAATTCCTCGCCACCCTGGGTGGTTGCCGCATGGCAGGTCATACCAAGCTCGTTGAGATCGGCCCGGATCAATTCAAGATGACTGGAAATCATCCGCATGGCATCGTCACGCCCCGGTCGGTGATCGGCAAAGACCAAATCAAGGTCCACCGACAGGCGAGGCATTTCCCGCAGAAAAAGGTTGATCGCTGTGCCTCCCTTGAGGGCGAATCCTGGTTGTCGAAAAATGGATGGCGCTACGGCCAGCAGCAGTCTGACGGCATCGAGGTAGGGTTGGTTCATTCGGGTTTCAGGATGAGGGTATTGCCGTTCTTGAGCCGGGTGATCCAACGACCCGATCCCATGCGATCCGAAGCGGCTTCCCTGGCGTGACCAGCCCAGGGAAGATCGAGCTCCCTCGCCCACGCCACGCAAAGACGGACCGCCTTGACCATGCGGCAATGAGACAGGAGCAGTCTGAGTTGTAGGGAGCGAAGTTGCCGCACATTCTCCATGATGGCACGCGCCTCCTCCAATTCCTGATAGACACCTACCTCGCTGAGCATCTCCAACAATGCGCGTTCCGGGCTGGAAACCCGGGGGCCGTTTGGGAATTCGGGCATCGGAGCGATGCCGGTGCCAGCGGGGAGTTCATCGTCGAACAGCCTGGATGAGCTGTATCGTGCAGGGAAACGGTTTTGAAACCAGCTTGGCAGGTCGATCCGGTGGTCTCCCCACAGGATGGTCGTTTCTGTGACGGCGACGTTGTGCCTGAATCCGTGCCACGCCAACGCGGTTTTGGCAGCCACATGAAGACCTGGAATTCTGGGCTCTAAGAACGCGAGGGTTTCGTTGTGTTGCAGTTCATCCCCGGCGAACATGAAAACTCCCCGCCCGAGTTTTTCCAGCCATCCGGCTTTCACATACTCGTGCGCGAGCGCCGCCGAGATGCCAAGACCGGCCAGTGTCGCCGTGTCGAGGGGAGCGCCTCGCGGCAGTGTGGTTTGCAGGGCTTTGATTCGATTTGCCTCCATAGATCAAGTCAGGCTTGAACAATGGCGCAGATTCAAAACGGACGCAAGGGAAATGTTTGAGATTTGCAACATAGATCAAGCGTGGCTTGATGAATGCCGCAAATTTCAAACAAAACACCCCCTCCCGGTTTCCCGAGAGAGGGTGATGGATACCAATCGAACTCCAAAGAAGCTTATGGTTTGACGATCCGCTTGAGGGCGTCGGTTTTGGCCGGGGCGAAGCCGTAAAGACATTCGAGGGTGACGAAGATCTTGTTTGCGCGGGTGTCGGTGAAGCGGAGGTAACCGAAGGTCATGCCCGTGGCAGGATCAGTGACGGCACCGGCTTGCTGGTAGTCGGCCACCGGCTGAAGGTAGCGCATGGCCACCGCGACGGCGCTGGAGTGGGCCGCGAAGCCAACGAGCTTTTCCGCGTGATCCGACGGGATGAGGGTCGTCTCGTGCAGGTTGAATCCGGCGATCCGCTTGACCATGCCTTCGGTGACTGCCGGGGCGTTGAGGTTCAGGTTGAAGCTCTTGGCCACCACATCGTCGGCGAGCATGTTGGTGTAGTAACCGGAGTCCAGAATCAGTGAACGCGGGTTGGGTGGCATCTTGGCAATTCCGCAGGCATCGCGCAGACTGAGCACCTTCTTGTAATCGAAGGCGGTAGCGGCGAGCGCGGCGATGCCCGGAGCGCCGAAGTTGGCGAGCGTGATGCAACTGAAGATGTCCACCAGCACATCCTGGGCGAGTTGTTGGGCGGCGGCTTCCACCAGGGTTTCGAGCACCGTGAGCGAGGTCTCGGCGGATTCTCTGGCGGTGACGTGGACGGTCTTGTATTTGTGACGGTTCAGCGTGACCGGAACCACGGTAACCGTCGAGTCGGCATTGGCCGCGTAGTCGCCTGCGAAGTCGCTCGAAGTGCTGGGCGCGCCAACGAGCGGAACACGCACGGTATCGAGTTTTTCGGCCGGCATCGGGCTGAAGTCGGTGGAGAACGCCGTGACCGGCAGCAGGTTGGACATGAAGGGCATGAGCGCCCGTTGGGCGACCTTGATGTCTTTGACGTTGGTGAGGGTGTTGGACATGGCTTTCTATCAGGCTTGGTGTTTGAGGATGAGGGCTTGTTGTTCGGGAGTGAGCTTGCGCCAGAAGGCGGTCTGCTCGGCGGGATCGGTGATGGCGGCAAAACGCGCGTGAAGATCCGCAGCCTGGGAGGCATCTCCGGCAGGGGTCACTTGGGCGGGCATCGTGGTGCCGGTGGAGGCGACGACGCGGGCGACATCGAGTTGAAGTTTGCGGTCGAAGTCGGACTGCGATGCTTCCAGCTCGGTGATGCGGGTTTGCATCGAGGAAACACGAGCGCTGGCGGAATCGCGCTCGGTGATTAGATTGGTGACTTGGTTTTTCGCCTCGTCGCGCTCCGCTTTCAGCGTGTCGATTTCGGCGGCAAGCAACTCCACTTCGCCGCGCAGCGAATCGACGCTGGTCGATGCTTCATTGAGCAGTTCTGTCTGGGCTTGGTGGTCCCGCTGCAGGTTGGCGACCTGAGTGCGGGCTTCGGCGAGTTCGTCTTCGATGGTCTTCATCGACCGTGATCCCGTGTCAACCGACGCGTGATAGACGCGCAAGCGGCGCATCGCATCAGCGCGGTCGGGAACCATGCCCGCGAGGTTGTGGCGTTGGGCTTGCTTGCCGCTAAATGTCTGACCTTCCATCGCCTCGGCAGGAATCGCACGGCCACGGGAAAGCACGGCGTCGTGAAACTCGGCGGCGATTTCGGCGAGGTTCGATTGAATCAACTCGCGCTGGTCGTCTGTTAGCGGAGTGCCGGGCGCACCCATCGCCTTGTATTTGCCGACGGAGAAAACCTCGACCTTGAGCCCCGCCTTATCGAGCGCGGCGGTGTTGTCGATCACCGCTTGCACCACGCCGATGGATCCTACTTGAGCGGATGGCGTGGCGTAGATGGCGCGGGCCTGGCTGGCGATCCAATAGGCCGCCGAGCACATGAGGCCGGACGAGAACGCATAGACGGGCTTGCTTCCATTGAGTGCCTTCACCGCCGCTGCGAGTTCCGGCGTGCCGGCCACGGTGCCGCCAGGCGAGTCGATGTTGAGAAACACCGCTTTGATGTCGTCGCGCTCCCCCGCCTCACGTAAAGCCTCGCCGATGTCTTCGGAACTGGTGGCACCAAAAAAGATTCGGGCAAAGAGGTCGGGCTTGCGCAGGATCGGCCCTTCGATGGCGACCACACCGATGCCGTCCTCGATGGTGAGCAGCGGGCTTTCGGATGCCTGCTTCGGGAGGAATCCGCCGCGATCCACCAGTCCCCGCAACGATGCGGCCATGGATTGCAGCGCTTCAGGTTGGATCAGCCACTCGCGATGTTGAATTACCGGGTTCACGCCCGGATGGCGGTGTCAACGACCAGGCGGTGGCTCTTCCGGCTCGGGCAGAGTGACAGGCATGCCATTCGGTTTCCAGAGCATGTCCACCGGCACTCCGTATTTCGCCGCTGTATCCAGGATGAGCTTGGCATCGCTGGCGCGGCGTTCGATTTCCTCGCCAAAGTCGGCACCCTGTTCGTTAAAATGATCCGACAGGGTTTTCAGGCCCATTTCCACGTCGGCACGGTTTTGTTGCGCCTCGCGTCCGGCGTCCACAGTCACGCGCTTGGGAGGAACGGAGCTGATCTTCCACCAGCCTGCCACCGGTGGCAGGAATCCGCGGGCAATGGCATCGCCGATCACATAGGCCCAGATCGGTTTGATGAGTCGGCTTTCGAGAATCATCTGGCGGAACGAGAAGCGGCGATCCGCCTTGGCGACAATCAATCTAACACCCGCGCCACCGACCTTGCTGGAATCCGCTGCAAACTCGAAGGGAATCATACCGAGCGCGGAGTCACGCCGCAGATGTTCCAGGAAACCGGTGAAGGTCGGTGATGGCCGATTGGACTGGAAGCTGTCGAGAGACTCGTCGGGTTTGAGTGCCACCAGTTTGCCGCCGACGATGCGTTGCAACGAAACCGGGTCGCTGGAATCACTGCCGGCCGCGCCACCGACCACGAAGTCACCGTTGTCGTCGATCTCACCACGAGCCGTCTTGAGGATGCGAGACACGTCGGCATTGTCCTTCACTGCGTGCTTTTCGAGAGCTAGCAATTCCATTTCATCGAGCACATGATTGATCGAATGCTGGATCGTCGGGTGAGACCGGACACCACCGGCCCACTCGGGTTCGTGGATATGGAGAACCGACGCGGCGGGCAGATCACGGTGTTTGCTGTTGTCCTCCAATGTGCGATAGAAAACCGGTGCGCCCCACGCATCGAGGCCAACTCCGTCGATGGTTTCTTGTGAACTGAACTGGTCGCCTACGCGGTGGGATTCGATCAACTGGATGCGTGGTTCGCCTTGGGTGTCGCGGGTCTTGTGGATGAAATACTCGCCGTCGATGTCCATGCCGCGACAAACCAGGGCCTGGCATTCCTCGAAAGAAAACCGCCGCGTAACTTCACAGCGAGGCGACCACATCGCGAAATAGGCTTCTGCGGTACGGTTCCACTGAGGATCGGGTGATTGCGCCTGGACGCGGATGCCGTCGCCAGTCGAATAGATCGCCATGTTGGCGACAAGCTCCCGCACGAAACCGCTGTTCTTGTGCATGTATCGCGACTTGCGAACCAACTCCGTGCGGACGCCCGGCGTGAGTTCGTTGCGGGCGTCGGTTGGTGACGCGCCCGGCACACTCCCGCGACGAGGAGACCAGTTTACCGATTCGTATGGTGAGCCCCATGCCTTCGGCACGAAAATAGGTGGCAAGAGCAGGTGCGCGATGTGCTTGAGGCGGTTCATTTCGGGAGATAGCCGGAGATGAAGGAAGCAGCGGCGATACGGGGTTTGCCGTAGGTGGCAGGATCAAGCACGCGGAGCGCATGGCCGCATTCCTCAAGCACCTGATCGACCGGCATGGTGAACTGCTTCGATGCCGAGCTGCCCGCCTCGTTCCAGGTCATGAGGGTTTTGCCCTCGATCAGAAATTCCTTCGCCCGCTGCTGGATCGCGAGCACTTCGGAAATCGTGAAGCCGGTGATGAAGAGTCCGCGGGCCATGGATCAGTTGCCTTTCCAAGTGGCGTTGCGTCCCCGCGTGTCGATGTGGACGAAGCCAGACGATGGATAGATGCCGAGGCCGCCGGTGAACTTGCCCGCCTTGCGCCATTCAAGCAGACGGTCATAGACGCGTTGCGGGCTGATGCCGTCGAAAGCGATGTCGAGAGCCGTAAACTCAAGATGCTGACTGAGCGGGGCACCACCGACCGTCTTGTTGTAAGCCGGGGCACGATAGGAACTCAGGATGCGACACGGCTTGCCGAATGATTCGCGAAGCTCGTCCACGATGCGAAGTGTCGGAACGATGTTCTTCCACAACCGCCTCGGTGGCGGGCCGTTCTTCACGCCTTTTCGCTCGCGGGCGAAGTAGCTGGTGAACTCGCCCGCGCCGAAGTGGCGGAACTTCTGAGCGGCGAACCATTCATTGAACGAGTTCATGGCTTACTTGGCGGTGAGGGGTTCCACGACGATTTCGACGCGACCGTCCGGATGAACCCGGATGCGTCCGTCCTTGCTGATGAATTCACCAGTGACCGCAGGGGGCGTGGCGCACGAGGCGAGGAACGGAACGGTCAGCACCGCCATGGCGAAGCAGAACAGCCCGACCTTGAACGATTTGTTGGGCTTGCCGTCGTCGAAGAGGTCGCCAAGAACGACAACCAGTTCCTTCAATGCCAGCGCGGCGGGACCAGCGATGAGCAGGTATTGCGCCTTGTCCGCGTCGAGCAGGTTGGCGATGCCCGAGAGGTCAATCGCGGCCATTGTGGTGAGACCGGAACCAAGGAAGGTGAGGAAGCGGAGGATAGTGACGGTTTTCATAACTCCCCGTCCGGGGTGTCAACCGGGGCAGCAGCGATGGACTCCCGTCCGACGATCTTGAGCATGGTCGCGGCAGCGGCTTGTTCCGCCTCGCAGTCGAAGTAGTGGTTCGGTCGCGAGCCGATTTGCTTCCACATCCATTGGCCCTTTTCCTTGATGCGTTGCTCGCTTTCCAGTTGGGCGAGATAGTCGTCGTCGATGTCGTCGGGCACTTCCCATGTTGGCCCCTGAGCCGGATCCTGATTGCGACGCAGACGGGCGAGAGTGTCCTTGATGTTGAGGTTGCTCCAATAGTGAACGTGGCAGTGTTGGCGATGCGACAACACCACCTTTCGCCTGGGTGAGTAGAACCGCTGAACGGTTTTGCCGTCGCGTCCCTTGTGCGGATAGACCGGGCGGCGGTCGCCGATCAATGCCACCCATCCCCGCTTGGCGCACTCTCGATAGACGTCGTAGGTCGCATAGCCGGCGTCGAGAAACACGAGACTTGGATGCACTTCGAACCGCTCCTGCAACACGTCGATGTCGGTGAATGTCAGGATGCGCTCATTCCACATGAGGCGGCTCGATCCCTCCGCCGACCACGAGCGGACCACGACGAACAGGTGATCCATCTGGCAGTCCACCGTGATGAAACGCAGCGGAATGAGGCCGGCGCGCTCGGGCAGCGGCGCGGCGAGGATTTTGCCGGTCTTCGGATCAATCGCGCCTTCCTCTTCCCACGTCTCGCCCCGCTTGTAGCCGGATTTGACGATTTCGAATTTGTAATCCTCGACGTATTCCCGCCACGGCAAACCGAGGCGCTTCTGATAGAACTGTTGCAGCAACGATACGTCACCTTTCCGCGCCGCCGCCTTCGCCCGCAAGTAGAGTTCCGCCAACTGACCCCAGCTCATCGCGCACAGGGCGTTCCAGTGAAAGCCGACGTTTTCTTTCGATGCCTTTGGATTCTTGGCGACGAAGGCACCGGTGGCGTTGAGTTCGCGCCGGGTGCGCTCGCCATCGTTGAAGTAGTGGTTGCACGATTCGCAGCGCATCGCGGCGGTGCGCCGGACTTCATCGAAATCCCATTCGCCTGATTCATCGCGGGCCGACTTGCTCCACTCCACGCACTCCCACTTGAACGGCTGACGGTGATGGCACTCCGGACAGGCGAACGTCCATTCGCGCTGGTCGGTCATCTCGAATTTGCGGTGGGTGTCGTCTTCTTCCTCGCCGCCCTGACTCATGAAGATGCACTTGCCGAGCCAGCCGAAGGCAGTGACGCGGGCCTCCGCTTCCGCCATGTGCCCCTGTGGCCAGCGCCAGGTTTCATCACCGATCAACCAGCGGATCGAACGGCGCTGGAGGTTGGTCTTGTTGTGCGCCCCGAGAATCCAGAGCGTCATGCCGTTGGTAAACTGGATCGCGTTATTCTTGCGCTTGTGGCGGTGAACGCCGGTGGGCATGAGCCGTGCGACCGGCTCGCACTGGTCGAAGAGCTTCTGCAGGCGCGACTCGGAATAATCGCGGGCATCCTCGTCAGTTTGGTCGAGCCAAAGTGCGGGTCCCGGCAGGTTCGAAATGATGTAGCAGAGCGTCAGCTCGGGAGCGGTGGTCTTCGATGACTGAACGGACGCGATGATCGAGACCAGGCGAATGCGCGGATCGACCAATGATTCCATGACCTCGCGAATCCATGGCGAGTTTTCCGACCGGAAGCGTCCGGGATTGGGCGAATAGGGAATGGCCTCGATGTGATCCTCACACCATTCCCAAGCAGGGCGACGGTCCGGCGGTTGCCACGCCTCGCGCCAGATTTCTTTAAGGACACTCATGCCCTTGCCGCCAACGTCAACACCCCATCAGCCTTCATGGAGGCAGCGCAGGACTTCATCAATCGCACGGCGGCATTCCCGCTGGATGCCGGTGGCGTCGAGTCCTGATAGGACTGGCGGGAGTTCGTTTTCAAATTTCGCCCGCAGGATGGATGTCGCCTGGGCAACCAGACCGATCCACTCCTCGCGGACTTTGGTGAGCGCGACGTATTCACCCTTCTTCACTGCGATGCGCAGCTCACGTTCCTCCACTTCGGCCAATAGTTTGCGGGCTTTGAGCGCCTCCTCGTTGCCGACAGGCACGCGTCCGGCATTCAATCCGCGCATCCTGACGAACTCGCGCCAATCGGCCACCGGCCAGAGTCCGTTAGATAAAGCCTTGGGCGCGCCGTCTATCTTCTGCCAAGTCGAAAGCGTGCGGCGGGAAACGCCAAGTACGGCAGCGAGTTCCACGAGTGTCTTGGTGTAGGCCAGCGTTTCCGCACTGCCCGCCGCCCGGGATTCGATGCGTGTGCGTTCGGCAACCGTGAGCGGCTTTCCAGCGGCGACCTTCTTGACGATGTTCTGGAAATCGGCATCGAGGATCTTCTCGGCGATGTCCGGGGCGAGAGTTTGCCGCGCTTCGTCGTGAGATCGTGGATTGCTCATGGCTTCACCGCCACCCATCCGGCGAAGTTCAGATGCCGCCAGAAGCAATCGACCGATGTGAAACCTTCCTGATGGAGAAGTTCCTCGTTCCAGCGTGCGGTGACGGGAACCAGCACGCCTTCGAGTGACATCCGCTTGCGGTCGATCTGGCTCTCGGAATATCCGTTCTCCCGCTTGATGTTGAGGAAGAGATTCACGAACGCCTCATCGAGTTTCGCCGTGGCACCGAGAACCTTCTCTACCAGGATGAAAGCTCCACCGGGAGCCAGTGACTCGAACACCCGTCGCACGATCTGCTGACGGTATTCGATGGGGGTGAATTGCAGGGTGAGCACCGAGAGCACAAGGCTGGAGGTCACACCGGGAAACTCGTGGCGCAGGTCGGCAGACTGGATGCTGACGCGATTGCCGTGAGGGTGGTAGGTGAAGTTCTGACGCGCCGCCTCGATCATCGGATCGCTGATTTCCAGGCCGATGTAATCGTTGGCCGCGCCAAAGTTTGAGACGAACGGCAGCAGCGCCTGGCCGCGGGAGCATCCCATGTCGATGATGGCGGTGCCGGGTTGCACGAATCGCCGGCCAACTTCGAAGGTCACCATCCGCATCGCGTTGTATTGCGGGATGCTCCGCTGGAGCATGTCGTCGAACACTGCGGTCACTTCCTGATCGAACTGCCAGGCTCCGCGTGGAATCACCTCGTCACGTTGGGCTTCACTCATGCCCGCGTGGCGGATGTCAACGCGGCAGGCGTTTGACGATCCGCGTTCCTTCTGTCAGGCAGGTGCCTTCCGCCGTCACCCATAAGCAGGGAATGGAGAACTTCGCATACATCTCGCGGGTCCGAGGATTGCTCTCAATCGCGATGTAGCGGGCGTCATCGCCGTGAATCGGGAACACGTCTTTTTTCAGCAGATGCTCCTTGATCGCAGGAGGATTCCACCAGCCTTTGGGCGCGAAGCACGCGTCCTGTGGTCGCCAGCCGGTTTGCTCCTCGATGCGGTCGAGCGTTTTGATCGTCCAGGTTTCCGGGCGGGCGGTGATGAGAACGACGGTGTGAGGCCGGACGAGTTCCACCAGCCATTGCCGGTATTGCTCGTTGGCGAGCCGCTTCTCCATGCGCTCGGGCGTGGTGCCGCGTGCCGGATTGTTCGCCACCAGCGTGTAGTTGAGGTCTAGCAGGATGATCATAGGGTAATCTGAAGACGTTGGGAGAAAGAGTCCATGGCGCATTGCGCGAGTTCCATGCGGGTGCCGTCCGGATAGGGCAGGTTGAATTCGAACTCGATGGCCGCACGCAGGCGGGCTGGATCGACGGGACGTGCCGCCGCGCAGGCCGCGTTGATGTTGTTGGAAAAGTCATCGACTTTCACCGAGCGGAAGAATGGGCCGAAGAGGTCGCGGAACTCCGAAACAGTGTGATACTTCTGGACCTTGGGCTTGTCCTGAAAATCGCCGATGCGGATGCCCGGTTCGTAGTCGAGGCGGAACGCGATGTTGCCCGCGTTGCTCTCGTTCATGAACGCCTTGCCATTGACCTGCCGCCAGCCGGACTCACCGGCAGAGGACGCGCAGGCATAGACCTTGGTGAACGGTTTGCACAGAGCGGCGCAGAGGCAGGCGATGTGCTCGCGGTCTTCACGGAACGGCACGGAATTCAGCACGCTTGCGATGAAGATGCTCGTCCATTCCTTGCCTGCCGCCACCTCTGCGAGAAATGCGCGTGCCAGTTCCACGCTCTCCGCTTTGTTGATGCCCCCAGGGCCGAGGCGGTAGGGCTCGAACGGCGTGCAGTCGATCCCGGCCTGGCGCAGGAGGAAGGTTTCCGTCAGGTGGCCGGCACCGAAGTCGAGAATCGTCGTCCCGTGCTCCTTGGTCCAGCGGGTGCGGTCGGATGCCTTGCCAATGTCGAAGTCCTTGCATGGTTTCGCGCCGTGCGTGGCGAAGACGAATCCGTTGCCAAGCTCGCGCCGGACCCGGCGGGCGCGGCGAAATGAGTTGAAGCGCAGCATGTCGGCATAGCGCGTGTGGATGTCGAAATCCATCGAGAGCAGATTCATCATGGCTCGGGCGAATTCAGCTTCCTGCTCGGTGACGAACACGACCGGCGCGAAGGCCGCGCCTTTCTCAGCCAGCATTTCCAAACGACCGATTCCGTTGATGACGGTCAGATCCTCGCGGCAAACGATGGGCATGAGGATGCCGTGACGATGCAACGTGCGGGCGAGGTTGCGGGCATACTGAATCCAGCGGCCCGAGTTCACCTTGCAGAGATCCTTCACGCTCACTTCCGCGGGCTTGAGGCAGCGCAAGAAACCATCGCTGCCGACCTCCTTGTCGGGGATGCAGGCAGCGAGCGCCTCAATGTCCAGCGATTGCAACTCACTGGTGACCCTGCCAGGCGTGCTGTTGAAATCGAAATCGTTGGTCGCCCGGTTGAACACGATGTTGAGCGCTTTGCGCTGGTCGAGGTCGAGCGCCTTGGTCCGGGAAACAGGGACGTGCGTGGCCCCCATTCGCGATGCGACGAGGTGGCGCTGGTGGCCGGAAAGAATCTCGCCGTCCGAGTCGGCGAAGATCGGGGCGATGAAACCGAGCTTGCGAAGCGACAGTTCGATCAGGTCAAGCCGCTCGGCAACCGCCGACCGTGGATTGTAGGTCGATGGTCTAACGGCGTCGATGGATTCGAGGGTGATGTTCATAGTCCGAGGCGGCTGCGGATTTCGTTGAGCACACTTTCTTTGTCGAAACCGGCGTCCTGTTTCACGCGGTCACACCACGCGATGAATTCCTCCTGGGTGATGCGGAACCGGTAGAGTCCGACCGCAACCGTGACATCGCTCTTGTCGAGTTCCTTGTCGTGGCGGTCGTCGTCATCCTCGTCATCGTCGTTGCCGCCCGGATTGAGCAGGCCCTCGATGTCGGCAGGCTCGAAGCCCGCGAGAATCGTATCGAAGTCGGCGGCCTTCCACTCGTTGGCGATTTTTTCGAGTTCGTTGAGATCGACCGTGGACAGTTCGGCCAAGCGATTGTCGGCCACCAGCACGGCAAGTTCGTCGTTCTCGCTGGCGAAGTTCTGATAGTCCACCGGCACGACCTCGACGCCGAGGTGCTTGGCTGCCATCAAGCGGCCGTGGCCGGAAACGATCAGGCCGGTGAGATTGGAGACGGTGATTGTTTGCCGCCATCCGAAGTAGCGGATGTTCTTGGCGAGCAGTTCAATCTGCCGCTGCGGGTGGGTGTTCGGGTTGCGCGGGTTGGGTTTCAGTTCACCAACCGGCACGAGCTTGTCGAAGCTACACCAGACTTCGATGCCATTGGCGAGAGTGCGGGCTTTTGGGGTGTCATCCGTCATCGCCGTGGCTGCCGCTGTCAACAGTCGCCCGCATCCAGCCAGGATTCCAGATCGGCCAGCGCGGCCCGGACGCATCCGCCGCTGCCAACCGCGATCCTCAAGGAGGTCGCTTCATCCACTGGCCAGTGACGGCGGAGCATGGCTGCAATTTCCTCGGTGGACGGAGCGGCGAGCTTGATCGACTGGAAGCGTGTCTGGAACCGCTCCGTTAGGAGATCGAGTTGCAGATTGCTGGTGCCGATCACTGCACGACCCGGTGGCAGTCGGTCGAGATAGCTCAGGATCAAGTCCTGTGCATCCCGCGTGCAGCGATCCATTTCGTTGATGATGCGAACGGAATAGACTCCAAACAGCGAGCAGGTGCCGAGGCTGGACATCCATTGCTTCACGGTTTCGACGGTGACGAGCTTGCCGTTGAACTCCTCGACAGCGAAGCGCGTGCCGGCCAACTCGTCAGCCACCATGTCGGCGATGCTGGTCTTGCCGACACCGGGCGGGCCGTAGAGCAGGATCTTCACCGGGACGGCAGGATCGTCGTGGAGCTTGCGGGCTTTAGTGACGAGGCGAGCTGCGACCGTGGCGGCGGGTCCGCAAAGGTCATCGGGTTCTGTAGGTCGCCAGGCCAGCGGCGGGCTTGCAGGGCGTGGCGGCGGGGTTGGCAGGATCTTCAAGGGTTGTGACATGGGGATATGGATTGGGGTTGGTGATGGCCCGGGCGACGGCCTCCGCGCCCTTGCGGTAGAGGGTGACGGCGAGCAATTCGCCATCCACCCACACCGACCAGTAGCGCGTGGCGTAGCCATCGGGTTTGCGGTATTTTTCGACTGCGACCTTCATCAGAAGTTGTAGTCGTGGAAGTGATGGCGGCCGGAAACAACCCGTTCGCCGTTGGTGGTGCGGAGTTTGCCATCCTTGCGGACGCTGGCGCGATGGATCGCACCCTGCGGATTCGACTGATAGGCATACCGCTGTTCGGCGTTGTTCACGCAGTGGCCGGCGAATCCGCCAGGGATGAACTCGGGTTTCCAGTCGTCGAGAACGGCGGTGTCCTCCTGCATCCAGATGGTCTTGCCGCTGGGGCTGACGCGGATCACCGTGCAGGCGGTCCGGTCGCTGTAGTGGCAGACGGTCGCGCCGTCACCGACAGTCGGTGTCCAGTCGGGCGCGCTCATTTGCCCCACCCCTCCCTCCGACTGCGGGTCTTGATCGAGTTGGGGGACAGTCCGTAATGCTCGGCGGTCTGCTTCACGCTGCGGCATTCGAGCCAGTAGTCCCGGACCTGCGACCAGTGGTCGTCACCGTGGCCGGGATTGCCGACCTTCTTGGCGGGCTTGGATGCCTTCGCCTTGGGTGGCGTGGCCTCTGCGGGCGTTGGTTCGGGCTCAGCCGCGTCAGCGAACGCGTCGTAACGTCCCGGGCTGGCCTCGGTCGCCGGACGGGTGAGCGGCACGACATTCGCAGCGGGCGCGACGTTGTTGCCGTCGCCCCCGGCGAGGATTTCCGCGACGATTTCACGGATCAGTGGCACGGGGATTTCGGTGATGGTGAAAACCAGTCCGTTGAGCGTCTTGCGCCCGATGGACTGCTTGAGAAACTTCAAAGCCTCACCTCGGGTGCGGCCCTGATAGCGGCCTTCGAATACATTGGTTTCTTTGTCGTCGCAGACGATCCAATACAGTTTGTTCATGGTGGTGTTATGGTTTGGTGTTGGTGATGTTGCCGTCGGTGTCGATCCGGACGCTGAACACCAGCAGTCCGATTTTTGTTTGCTTGGCGAAGTTGGCCCGGAACTCGCGGGCGTGGATTCCGGCCATGGGATCGACCGGCAGGATGCGCCGAACGGTGAAGCCGTTTTGTTCAAGACTGCGGATGCTTTGCTGCATCGCCTTGGTGAGGTATCTGTTGGTGATAGATGCTGTTGTCATAGCATCCCTCATCTGCCCGTCTGATCGGGCACGTCCATGTCTTTTTTCGTCTTTCTGTTGGAGAGTTTTCATGACGGAAGTGGGCGGTTGATTTGGATGGTGCGGCCTTTGGTTTCACCGGCGGTGTAACTGCCCGAATGCAGGCGGCGCGACCGGGTGTTGCGATTGCGGAGCTTGCCGTAATTGTCCTCGACGTATCGGGTGATGACCGCCTGCTGGTCCACGACGACCAGTCCGTATGTTTGGCGCTGGTCGGCGGCGTAGGATTGTTCGGCCCGTTGTTTCGCCGCTTTGAGTTCGGCGTTCAGGCCGTCGCGCAAGCCCCGGTAGTAGGATGCCTTGTCCGGGTTGGCGTGGGTCCGCTTGAACTCGTTCCAACAGCGGAAGAATGTCTGCCGCAGGTAGTTGAAGGCATAGATGGCAAAGTCGATGTCGGCGGCGGCACCAATGATGTCCACCGGTGTCCCCCGCCCATCGGGCATCAGGATCGTCTTCACGTTGAAGTGCGCCTGCAGGATCGAGAGAATCATCAGGTCGGCCGGGTTGAGGGTCTTCGGCAGATCGACCTTGCCCTTGTTGACGGTGAAGCCCGCGCCGCCCGATTCGCCGCGCTCCATGCGGAGCAGCGCCGAGTCGATGTTGTGGCGGGTCATCAATTCCTGCGCTTTCGCCAGTGCCACTTTCGCTTCGTTCTCGGTGGAACCGCGGGAGCGGTCAGCCAGGCGCAGGAGCTTGCGGATTTTTTCGAGGATTTCGGATTCGGATTTCATGGGATCTTGGTGGTTGGTAGTTAGATTTCTTCGTCGGGGATGCCTGCGGTGATGACATCCACCGGGATGTGAGTGGAACCGCCCGTGTCGCAGAGATCGGAGTAGCGGATCTTCGCTGCCTTGAGTTCGGCGCGGGCGGTGTCCAGATCATCCCAGCTTTCGAGGAAGACCCGGCGCGGGCGACCGGCGAGAACCGAGCTGCGTCCATAGGTCGAATGACCGTAGAGCGTCGGCTTGTTGGAGCAGTAGGTTTCGCCGCGTCCGTATTCAAGAGTGAGGCTGCGGTGTTGCTTGATGTATTCGATGTCCATGGTGTTGTTTGGTTGGGGTTGGTCAGTTCAGTGGGAGTTGATAGATTTCTCGGCGTCGTTCATTCCGAGATTGCAGTAGGACTCGCCGGAGTATCCGGCGGCAGCCCATTCCTCGCGGGCTTCATCGGTGAGCAGTTCGGCGACTTGTTCGATTTCCTCGATGGTCATGGCGTCTATTTCACTGGCGGTGTACATGGTGGTTTCAGGGATTGATGGTTGCGGGTTGAATCATTTCAGCGGTAACGAGTTCGGTCGGGATGATCCCGCCGTGCGGCCATTCGACAGGCCGGATGAATCCGCGGTCGCCGCTCCATTCGGCAACTACATGGAGCGTGTCGTCTCCATCCCACTCGGGGCGGATCAGGACTAACATTCCGGTGACGTATGCGGTGTCATTTCCGGCGTTGGCAGTCCCTTTCATCGTCCCTCATCTGCCAGTCTGACAACTTGAGTCCATGTCTTTTTTCGTCTTTTTTCGTCCCGTTCTGAATGCCCGTTAGATGATGAATTGGCACGGTGCATGAACGTCATGATGCGTGCTAATCATGCGTCATTCCGCAGACTCCGATTCTGTTTCGATTGGCACGTTTCATGAGTGAAACGATGCGGAGAAATCATGTCTTTTTTCCTCTAACTACACTTAGCCATGGACGTGAGGTGGCACCATGGCAGATATTAACCATGACAACGCCAACCATGTCCCGCCGCTTCGGAGTCGAGATCGAATTCCTCTCCACCATCACCAAAGAACAAGCCGTCATGAGCCTGAGAGCCGCAGGCATCCGGGTCGAGTCCTCCTACTACACCCACGACACCACGCCCTATTGGAAGGTCGTCACCGACGGCTCCTGCGGTTTGGAACTCGTCTCACCAGTTCTCGAAGGTGAAGCCGGTATCGAGGAAGTCAGAATCGCCGCCGCCGCCCTCGAAGCCGCCGGTGCCCAAGTGGACAAGCGCTGCGGACTCCACGTCCATTTCGACGCCCGCACGATGTCACTGAAAGCGGTGAAGAACCTCTTCAAGATGTGGCTCAAATTCGAGGACGTCCTCGACACCTTCCAGCCCGCCTCCCGCCGGGGGAATGCCAACACCTACTGCCGCACGAACCTAGACCACGGCATCATCAACGCCGGGAATCACCGGGGCCAATGCTCCGAGATGTTCAGCAAGATCGACGCCTGCCGCAGCATGGAACAAATGAAGCAGCTCTATCCCTGCCGCTACCGCAAGCTCAACATCCATTCCTTCTTCCGCCACCAGACGCTCGAAGTCCGTCACCATTCGGGCACCACCGATCCGGCCAAGATCACCAACTGGGTGCGACTGATGGCCCGCCTCTTCGACGCCGCCGAAACCGCCACCACCGTCCGCAACCGGCCAGAGGACACCGGAGTTGGAGCCAGCCGCATGAAGTGGTTCTTCCAAGCCATCGACGCCCGTGGCCTCACGAAATTCTACACCGCCCGCGCCAAAAAACTGGCCGCCTGATTTCCACCAATGACAATGACCACCATGAACACCGAATACCACACCATCGACGGGGCGACCTTCTCCGCCGTTGATGCCACCGACCTGATGACCCAACTGCGGGCCGACAGCTTCAACCCGGAAGCCGACCTGCCATCCTACTGCCGCGCCACCGCACGGGCGTCCAAGATGCAGACCGGCAAACCTCACCGCCCGTGGCCGCCGAAGGCACTGGTCGAGGACATGCTCGCCTCCGGCCTGATCGCCACCGGCAAGCGCCACCCGGAATGGGGAACCACCAACGACTGAACGGCCATGGCATACCGAATCATGGAACCACGCTTCCCGCTGGGAAGGACAGTCGCGACACCGACCGCGATGGCACTCGGCATCGACCTGGCGTCCTACATGCACCGCCATCATTGCGGCGACTGGGGCGACCTCGACGAATGCGACAAGCAGGCGAACGAAGATGCCCTGATCCACGGCGACCGCATCCTGAGCCACTACAAGCTCGGTGGCGGCCGGCGGATCTACATCATCACCGAATGGGACCGCAGCTCGACTTGCATCATGCTCCCGGAAGAATATTGACTTTCCGGCAAATTGCCGGAAACTCCCGGCATGTGCGCCACGACAGCGAAACGACCCGCCAAGCCAACAACCGAGCGACTTGAAGCCCGGGTTCCCGCACCGATCAAGGATCTGATTGGGCGTGCGGCTTCCCTTGAAGGCGTGAGCCTGACCGATTTCGTCATCGCCACCTTGCAGAAAAGCGCCGCCGAAGTAGTGCGCGAGCACGAGGTTTTGAACCTCAGCGTCAAGGACAGCGCGGCATTCGCCAAAGCCATGCTCGCTCCGCCGAAACCCAACCGCAAACTCACCCAGGCGTTCGCCAGCCATCGGAAAAACGTCACCGTGCGATGAACGGTCTGCGCTCCGAATCTCTGAGTCCGTCCCACGACCGAGAGGGATTTACGTGCGGCGTTGCTGCTCTGAACAACTACCTGCAGCGGCAGGCCTCGCAGGACATGCGGCGTCATGTGGCGGCGGTGTTTGTCATGGTCGGAGAGGACCAACCGAAGACGATCCTCGGCTATTACACGCTTGCCTCGTATGCGGTCGAGACAAGCGGACTGCCCGATGAAACGGCCAAAAAGCTGCCGCGCTATCCGACCACCCCCGCAACGCTGATCGGCAGACTGGCGAGGGCTGTTGACCAACCTGGCATGGGCAGTTTGCTTCTGGCCGATGCCCTTGGGCGGATTCTGGTAAACACACGGGAGGTGGCTTCCGCTCTGGTGGTGGTCGATGCAAAGTATGATGGCGCGGAGTCTTTCTATCGAAAGCACGGCTTCATTCCGTTCGGCGGATTTGTCCGAAAGCTGTTTCTTCCGATGAAGACGATTGCCGAAGCAGCGCGACGATGCGCTCGATGAAGTCGAGATCGAGCTGCTTTTCAGTCAACCGGATGACGGTCCAGCCCGCCAACACGGCTTCGAGATACTTCTCGGCGTCCTTGGCGTAACCCGCTCCGCGGTTGTGCCGACCAGCTCCGCGCTGGAAAATCCCGCCCTCGATTTCGATCAGCGTGCGGCTTGCAACATGTGCAAAGTCGGCGCGCCACAAACGGGAAGCATGGAACCTCACTTCCCGCTCCAGGGGCGGACCTTGCGCCACCCTCCAGAGTAGCAGAAACCTTGATTCCAAGAGGGATGTAGCCATTTCCCTGGCGTCCGGAGTCAACGTCCCGAGCGTCCGTTATGTGGGAAACGCGAAAACAATTTATCACGTAAATTCAATGAGGGTCGGGACATCCCCGCCAGCAGTCTGGACGGCTAGAAGACTCCCTACTCGGTTCAGGCCGTTCTCAGACATGCCCCTTCTTTCGTGCCCACATGTCGCGGGCGTTGTGGGATCTGCTTGCCCACTCAAGGTTATCGACACGGTTGTTTTCCCTGTTGCCGTCAATGTGATTGACCACGGGATGGCTCTTCGGATTTTCCAGAAATTCCATGGCCACGACCCTGTGTGCCAACATCCACTTCTGATAGCCATCGATCATCAGACCGATGTGGATGTATCCGTTGTGAGCTTTCGTCCCTTTGAGCGAACCTCTGATTAGGTGCCTAAACTTACCAAACGTCGAAACCTCGTATCCCGGGGCGTAAGTGATGGGCCTCCAGCTCTCTTCGCCAATGCCCATGCCCGGGGATTTCGTTTCGAAGATGTCGAACGTCATCTGCATTACTCTTCGCCCCTTCGATTCGCTTCAATCGTGATCGTTATCTTGGCGCACTGCACGTTGCAGGTTTGAGCCTGTGCCATCGCGGCAATCACGTCCGGTGTGAGGTCGATGGACGTTTGCCCTGGCAGTTCAACCATGAACCGCGCCCCTTCATTGAGGAGACGCGTAAGTCGCTGGATTGGTGTGGTCATGATGGGGTGAGTGGTTGCAGGGGCGGGAGTTGAACCCGCAGGGGCGAGAGTATGAGGCTCGCCTGGGACCGTCCCTCCCTGCGTTTGGTTAGAGTGCTTCGTAGATGTCCTTCACGAATTCGAAGTCCTCTTTGAGTGCCTGCCGACGTTCTTCGTCCCACTCATCGACTGGGGCTGTCTCAGTCTGCTCCTGCCACCAACGGCGGATCTTGTTCAAGAGCGAGAGGTAGGTCGTATGGCGCTTATCGTGTGGATCACCCGCGACTTCCTGTTCGGTGGCGAGTCGCCCAAAGTTGATCGACTTCTGGAGTCGTCGTTTGCCCAGCTTGTGTTGCACGGCCATCTCAAGCCAATGCCGCTGTTCTTCGGGATCCTTGATCTTGGCGACAACTCGATGGTGCGTGTAATCGAGTTTTTCGTTCCGGAACGAAAATTGCACTTTCCGCGCCACATAAGCGAAGTCGGCAAGAGTTTGGTAGGCCATTCCGGTGCGTCCCAAAGCTTCTTCGTATTTGTCGCCCCATCGATTCTCTCCATAGTTGATCCAGTCGCCGATAATGAAGCCGATAGACTTGCCAACGGGTGCAAGTTTCTGGCCCAGCTCGTCCCATTCTTCGAAACTGAGTTCCTCGTTGAATTTGATGCCAGTAGAAGTGATGGCAAACTTCGGGTCGTTGATTGCGAGAGTGTTCATGGATTGTTTTTGAGGTGCTGTTTGATTTGAGCCTTCTGGTAGATCTTGCGTGCCTTCTCGCTGCGCATTGCTCTCGACGGCAGAACCTTCAGCCGTTTGGTGATGTCAACGCAGCGCTTGCTGACTGCCGCACGGGTCACTCCGCATCGTTTGGCGATGGACGTCATGCTCTCACCATTGTAGGCGCTGAGGCCGAGTGAGGCCGCCAAACACTCGATGGTGAGTCGCATGTTTTCCGCGTCGATGAGGTCGGCAACAAGGTGCCGCAGAATCCGGTTCGCCTCGGCCATGCCTGCCGCGATCACTTCCTCTTGAGCATCCTCATCGTGATCGACCAATGCTGCGATGTCCGGCGTGTGACTGGCTCGCGATGATTCGGCCATGTCGTGGTCCGGCGAACCATTGCCGTGGCGTTGAAGGCAGGGTTTGAGCAGACCAAGCTTCTCCGCCTCCCGACGTTCTTCGAGGGTCATGGACTTCACCCAGGTCTCGTATTCACGTTCGTATTCGGCATCCTTCTTCGCCTGCTTTTTGGCGTAGTCGTTGGAGTTCATTTTGAACCTCCTTTCAGCCGATCTGAAACTGATGGCTCTGGTCCCTGAAAGGGAGAACCAGAGCGCGCGAATCTCGGTTTACCGATTCGCGCTCTGTTTACCTTTAGGTAAACCATCATCATGCCAATCAGCATGCTAATCAGCTTGTTGCTTATAAGCCGCGCTGCTCCGTTAGATACGACGGATTCAAACGGGTTCAAACCAATTTGAATCCGGGGTGCAAACCCTGCTGAAATGACGGGTTCAAATTCCATGACGACTCCCCCTCCATAGGCGGGTTGCTTTATCGAAAACGAAGGGTGATCCCTTCCGCATGTTGGCGAGGCAGTGGAAAACCCTCTGTGCCTCCTTGAGCGTGCAGTCGCCGTCGATCTCAGCGATCCGGTCTGAAACATAGGCCAGCACGGCTGATTCCTGGGGGACCTTGCCATTGGCGAGCGGCGGCATGGTTTCAACGGCGCTGGCGTAGCGGTCAGCCGCGCTGCCCATCTTGTAGGTCGCCTTCGCCTTCTCGCTCTTGGGATTGCCCTGAGGAGCCTTGAGCTGGGCTGGGTCGGCGTTCCGGTCGGTGATGAAGATAGACTCGCACCAGCGGACGACGAACGGCTTGACGGGAGGCAGGGCGCGCAGCGTGAGGTCGATGACATGGGCGTCGTCTTCCTGATGAGGCGTCATGGTCAGGATCACGTCGGGGTCGCGGGCGAACACACCTGACCCGCCGATCCGGTCGATGGACTCCTTGCCCGCCTGGTTGCCCTTGGAGAAGTGCGCGCCGAAGACGGCTGCTGCTCCGGACTTCGCCGCGAGTTGCTCGACTTCATTGAGCAGGCTGGCGATGTCGCCGGCGTCGTTTTCATTCCGTGCGCCGAGGCCCTTGTAGATAGGGTCAATCAGGATCAAGGAATACCCGGTGTCGCGGATACGGCCGAGAATCTTGGGAATGAGTGCAGAGAAGTCGGTGGCATGGCCGCGCAGGTTCCAGATGTCGAATCCGGTGAAATCCTCGATTTCCTTCGCCGCCGCGATCCGGGTAATCCGGTATTGCAGCGCGAAAGCAGGCAGCTCGAAGTTGAGATACAAGGCGCGGCCGGGACGCGTCGGAAATCCCCACCACGGCGTGCCGGTGGACACCGAGAGCATCAGGTCGATCAACGACCAGCTCTTGCGTGCCTTGGACGGGCCACCTAACACCATCTTCGCACCCTGATGGAGAACACCATCAACGAGCTGCGGCGGCTCTGGTTCCGGCTGGCCCATGAAGGCACGACCGGGCAGAATCGGCGGCAGGTCGGAATTCGAGTGTGCTGCCTCCCATGCCGTCCATGATTCCGCGCCGAATTCGAGCGCGAGCAAGGCCTGACGACGAACATCGCCATCGACCGTGCGCCAGCCGTCAGGACAACGCGACAGGCGTGAGGGATTCCGGTTCTGCTTGTCCAGGTTGATCCCGGAAAACCAGCCCCAGATGATTTCGACCCGGCGCTTGTATTCTTTCTCGTCCGGAGCATCCACCCGGATCCACGCGTGCAGGCTCTTGTTGCCCGAGTCGATCAAGGCGGCCACCGGCATGCCGCTGGCAACGACCGCATGGTATTGCTCTTCCTTGGGGATCAGCTTGCCGGCCTCATCGCGGTCGAACTCGACCAGCACATGGCGGAACGCGGTCACATCCTCGTTCTTCGCCCCGCCTTTGGCCATCGGGTTGATCCGGAGAAACAACCCGAGCTTGGTGCCGAACACGCGGTCGATGCCGCCCTTCGCTGCCACTTTGGATTTCCACTCGCTCGTGGTGAGCGTGACACCACGGCGCGGAACGATCTCGCCCTCTTCGTTCTCCGCCGCCGGTGAGATGGCGACGAATTCATCAGGCTGGAAGCACGAGTCGATCAGCCTAACAAATCCATCGTCGATGGTGACCGGCAGCGCCATCGTGGACCGCTCGTGCCGGACCGGCGATGGCATGGCACGTCGTGGCACAGGTGGCGATGCGGCAGGCAATGGCCCGGACGCCCCTAGCGGTTCCCTGGAGGTCCGCGCATAGACCGAGCGGATGGTATGGCGCGCCTCGGATTCTGTCAGCCCGTCGGCCAGTGCGCGGGCGAGAAGTTGGCCTTCCGCATCTTCCAGCGCGTGGCCGGCGTCACGAAACTGACAGGCTGCATCGAAGAGTTCTGCATTGCGCATGCCCTCACTTGCCCCGCGTTGCAGGTAGTCGAGGGTGCGCCGGGGCAGAGCTAGCCCGGTTGATCGGTATTTTGGCATCTTGTGGGTGAGTGATCAGCGGTTGGCAAATCGGGCATCGAGGAATTGTTTTGCCTCCTCGAACGTGGCGAGTTCCGGGCGCTTGTGGCCGTAGCGGCGCATCACGCGGACTTGTTTCGGCGTCGCCAGGCCGAGCTGGCGGCGGGAGATGAGGCGGTCGAGAATCATCGACGCGTGCCCCTTGCTCAGGATACTCATGGTGTTGAGGCCGAACTTCTGCAGCACATCGAGCTGCTTGGCAGTGGGTGCCTGTGCCTGCCATGCCATGGTCGGGACGTATTCGGCCAACGCCACTTCGTTGAGAGAGACGGCGAGCTCCAGGGGATCGAGCACGCTGCCGCTTCGGGACCGGTTCTCATTGAGCCGCTCGGTGAGCGAACGGGTGCGATCCGCGTTCACCTCCTCACGTGCCTCTTCGAGGTCGCCCTCGGCACCAAGCTTGTCAGTGAGCGCCTTCGCATCCAGATCGTCTTCGGCGATCAGGTTCGCCGGACGCATCAGGCTGAGTTCTTCGGCCTGCCAGAGGAAATCGAGCACGAGCAGGTGATCCTTGCCAGGCCAGATACGGGTACCACGACCGATGATCTGGGAATACAGCGCACGGATTTTGGTTGGCCGCAGGCACACGACACAGTCGATGGACGGTTCGTCGTATCCTTCAGTGAGCAGCATCGCATTGGTGAGGATGCGCGTCTCGTCCCGCTTGAACCGCTCAAGCGCCGCCTGCCGCTCAGTAGTCTGGCCATCGACGTGTTCGGCCAGCAAGCCACGGTCGCGACACATTTGCGCGAAGCGTTTCGACACCGCGATCAATGGCAGGAAAACGAGTGTCTTGCGGTGTCGGTGCTCGACCAAGACGTCGGCGATCTTTTCGAGATACGGTTCGAGTGCGTGGCCGAGGTCATCGGCGCTGAAGTCACCCGCCGTGGTCCGAACGCCGCGAAGGCTCATTTCGAGCGGCACCGTTTTCACCCGGATTGGTGACAGCCATCCCTGGTTGACCAGATCCAGCAAGGTCACCTCGCAAGCGATGTTCTCGAAGTATTTTCCAAGGTTCTTCTTGTCACCACGGTCAGGCGTCGCGGTGACACCTAACACCTTTGCGTGATCGTCGAAATGACCCAGCGTGTTGAGATAGCTATCGGCGAGCGCATGGTGTGCTTCATCAACGACCACCAGTCCAAAGTGATCCCGCGGCCACCGCTCACGGCGCTTTTCACGCATGAGCGTCTGAACCGAGGCAACAACCACCGGAGCATCGAGCGACGCCCGCTCTTCACCCATTTCCACTTGGGCTTCAAGGCCCGTGGAACTGCGGAGCTTGTCAACAGCCTGGGTGATGAGTTCCTCGCGGTGGGCGAGGATCAGCGTGCGCGACGGTTGATAGTCCTGAGCCAGTCGGCTGAAGAGGATCGTCTTGCCTCCACCGGTCGGGAGCACGCCGAGCTGTCGGTCAAAATTCTCAAAACCCTTGTGGATGTCCTGCCGGGCTTTCATCTGATAGGCGCGCAGGCCCATTTTCGGAGCCTCGCTCATACGAACCTCCTTTCAGAGACAATGAACTTGGCCAATTCCACGACCGGTGGTTTTTCCGAGCAGTCGAGCCCGATGCAGGCGTCGATCCGGAATGCCTCACGGCCGAGAAGCGTGAGCGCGTCAGCCGGGCCATTAGGATGCCGGCCGCATGCATGCCGAAACTCCACACCGAGGGGATCGGCGGCGGCTCGCGCAAAGCGGCGAACATGGACATGAAGCAGGCTGTGAATGTCCACAAGGAGGCGGGATGCTTGGACCAACGTCTTCCGGTCCGCCTCGTTGAGTTCAGTCTTGCGGGCGATCTTTGCCAGCCGACGGCCGAGGTTTCTGGGCTTGGAGTTAGAACGGTTCATTTGAATTGCGGGGTGCGGGTTTCGCGGTGGACTTCGGTGCTGCGGACGCGCCGGGCCTAGAGGGCAGCCACGCGACGACTTTGTTGCGCTTCTTGCCGTTGTATTCCTCGACGGTGAGGCGGGCCTTGCCGGTGCGGCCGATCAGGTCGTCCGCGATGATTTCGACTTCCTGCTCCGGTGAAACCTCCTCGCCGGTGGCGGCGCGGAAGCTGTCGATTTTCCAGAACGCGTTCGGGATGAAGACGAGGAAGTCGTAGAGGTAACTTCCAAGCAGCGTCTTGAGCTTGAGTTCGATCATCTCATGGCCGGTTTTGGAAACCGTCTCGATGGCGTCGATGACTTCGACCTGATAGTCGCCCGGATCAACGAAATCGGGACGTTCGGTCGGGGTGGATGCGGTGTATGATGGCATGATGTTAGTTCTGTTTGGTTGGTTTGAGATTGGTGAATGGCATGTTTATGAATTGGTGAATGTCTCATCGCTCCGCTCGGAGAGCGGGGGCTTGACGTGTGCTTTCGGCTGGCAGGCATGACGGGCCAGGACGCCACGGGCGGCCTTTTCGGCATCGGCGAGGATTGCGGATGGAAACCGCTTCCTGCCCGTCATCCACTCCGCCGCGATCCGCAGGTAATAGGCTCGCGCCGTAGTCTTCCTGAGAATCGGCCTTTGATTTTCTTTAGACTTCATGACTTCGCATTGGTTTTGGATTGCTTGAGATAGGTCGATGGCGCGGCGTGCTTCACCGACTCCTCCGGGAATGCCTTCTCGCTGGACATCCGCTGGCTCCACAGGTCGCGGAACTTCGCGGCGGATAAATTTCCGTAGGCAGCGAGCACCGGGCCGAAACCCATCGCGGAGATGTGGTGGCCGACGGTTTCGCAATCGACGAACTCGTTGCCTTTGCGCGTGACGAGCTTCCAACCGGGCACTTCCCCGCCGGTCTTGAGTCGTTCGGTCGCGATCTGCTTCGCCCGGTCGCGGAAGTCCTCCACCACCGCACTGGCTGCTAGAAACCGTCCGAGCTTTTCTGGATCGGACAGCACGGCATCGAAATCGAAGCCGGGTTCCGTGACGGTCAGCGTCTCAGCGACCATCGCCAGCCGCGCCGGACAGGTATCCGCCTTGGCGCACCACGAGCAGTATTCGCAGGGATTAGGCTGCTTCGCCGGATCGTTGAACGATTTGACGACCTGATCGACGATGGCATGTGCCTCTTCGTAGGTGAACTTGTGGGTCTCGATCTCGCGCTGGTCGCAGAACAAGAGATGAGCTGTCCACTCGCCGGCAAAGTGCGCGCCCATCAATCCGAGCGCGTAAGCCGCCATCTGCTCGCGGTAGTTGCGCCGCGCCCCGGTCTTCAGATCAAAGTGGGTGAGCTTGGTCGGGACGATGGCATCCGCCGTGCCGGTGAGATTGAGGATCTTCACTCGGCAGTCGTCCTCGCGGGCAAGAACGCGTTCGCGGCCCGACATCGCCCGCACCATCGAGATCGACCAGCTAACAGCCGCGATTTCATCGGCGGTAAGTTTGTTGGCGATCACGAAGCGTTCTTCGAGTCCGAGCAGTTCGGCGCGGAACGCGGTGTCGAGCAGAGTGCCGCGCTCGGCGGCGGGGCCGGCCACGGGATTGCTCTCGTAGCAGGCGCACACTGCCAGCTTTGGCAGGTTGGAAGGACGCAGCGCACTCATGATGCTGCCGCGACCTCCCTCGCCTGATGGAATTCCTCCACGGCCTGCAGGAAACGATCCGGTGCGTTCAGCACCCGCTCGGCGTATTCCTTCGGGACAGCATCCCAGCTTTCACCCGCCTTGATCTGCTGACGGTCGATCAGGAATGGGATCACTTCCGCCTCGCGAGCACCGAATGCCTCGCGGAGCTTGTCGGCCAGCGTCGGTGCCGCTTCCGCTTTGGCTGCGACAGTGCCCCCCGACACCGTCGCAGCCGCGCCGAACACCGGGGCGAGAGCCTCGATGGTGAACGGAAGTTTGTCCGGAAGACCGTGACGATTTTTCGCATCATAGGCCGCGCTGTGATTTGCAAACAGCACACGCTCCTTGCCGCCAACGCCGCGCATCTTGCCGTTGTCCTTCTCCGCGACCTTGGTGACGAAGTTGCCGAACAAAACCAGATCAGCCCACTCCTTGAGCAGAGGCGCGTTCTGCTTGCTGAGCTTTAACTCAAAGCGGTCGTAACTGCCCGCCTGATCCGGAGCCTCGAATTTCTTCACCGTTGAGTGCGCGAGAAACACGACGTGCATCCCGCGATCCGTTAGGCCATCGAGCGAGGTGAGAAACCGGGCGAACTCTTCGGTGAGAATCACCCAGCCTTTGCCGTATCCGAAATCTTCGATGGATTCCTTGTTCGACTTCCGGCACAAGTGCTCAGCCAACCGTTTTTCTAACCAGTCGGCGGTGTCCAGTACCAGCGTCTTGAACGGATGATCCGCCTTCGCGAGTTGGGTGACGGCGGCGATGATTTCCTCCCAAGTCGTCACCGCATCCAAGCGGGCGACGTCGAGGTGGTGGGTGCCGCCTTCGGTATCGAGGAAGACGGGTTCTGGCGCTTGACCGGCCAGCGTCGATTTGCCGACGCCTTCGGGTCCATAGATGACGACCTTCTGCGGTCGAGAGATTTTGCCCCGGCGAATGGCCAGGGGATTGGTCGATTTGGTTGTGGTTTGCATCTTGCGAGTGCGGCGGGGTGTCAAATGACCGCCGTCGCTACGCCTTTGTGTGAGTCCTCACACACGCACCCGCCGCACCGCATCCTCCCTAGTCATTCCTCATCGCAACCCATTAGCCCTCAACGGAATATCCGGAATTGCATCAGTCTCAAACTTCCGGTATTTCCATGTGTGAGAGTCCTCACACATCCATCGCCAGTGTCCTCACACACCCAGAAATCGCAGGAAGAGAAAAAACAGAATTGACGCGGCGAGGCATCGAAGCAACGCTGCTTACATGCCTGAGATGACACTAGGTCAGCGACTTGAGGAACTCCGCCTCGCCAAAGGACTTTCCTTTCGAGAGATGGGGGACTTGGTCGGCGCGTCCGCTCCACACGTCCGCGACATCGAGCAGGGAAATCGGCGTCCGTCCGAAGCCCTGCTTGAGAAAATGGCCGCCGCGCTCGATACCGAGCTCGATCACCTGCTGCAATACTCCACCCGTCCGCCGTCCAGGCAGATGGAGGAACTCATCGAACAGGACACCCAATACAGCCTCGCCTTCCGCAAATTCGTCGATGCGGTGCGAGAGAATAACATCCCGCCGTCCGAGATCATGGATCTTTCGGAGCGGTTGCCGAAAAAAACATGAATGCCGGAAGCCAAGCAGCCGGCCCCTTCTGTCGGCGACTCTACATCCCCGAAAACGACATCGAGCGCATGTGCCGCGAGGCTCTTGCCTCGGTAGATTTGCTGCCCGAAACCCCCGGCCCGATCCGCATCGAGCGTCTCATCTATCTGCTGTTTGGCTTCGAGGAGGAATACGAGACGCTGCCGGATCAAATCATGGGATGCGCCAAGTTCACCCGGCGCGGGCTGTGCCGGATCACCGTCAACCGACAACTCGCCGAACAGGATGATCCGGTAAGCCGTCTCCGCGTCCGCTCGACGCTGGCCCACGAAGTCGGGCATGGCATTTTTCACAACCAGCTTTTCATCGAGAAACTCGAACGCGACGCCACCTCGCGACTGTTGGACGATGGCGACGGCATTTTCGATAGCGTCAGCGGCGAGGGATTCATGTGCCGCGCCGAGGCAGGAATGGCACAGGTGCCGAAATTCGAGTGGTGGGAATATCAGGCGAATCTCGCGATGGCCGCCATCCTGCTGCCCAAGCAACTCGTGATCGAGGCCGCCCGCGCCCATCTTCCGCGTGTTCTGTCAGGCTCCGGCTCGTTCGAGGCACGCGTGACCGCCGCCGAGCGCGAGTTGGCCGCCTTGTTCAAGGTCAGCCGCCGCATGGTTTCGATCCGCCTTGGCAAGTGGTGGTTCGAGCAATCCAGCCAGCCGTCCCTCTTCTAACCAGTCCCAACCGTCCCACAACCAGCCATGGCCAAACCCAAAATCAAACGCTTCGGAAACCCCGAATTCCTCCGCGAAATCAAGCCCGAGACGCTGCTCAAGCTCTTGCGATGCTTCGACGAATTTTTCCGCAGTCGCGGCATGGACTTCAGCGGAGCATCACTGAACGACGCCCAGCTTGAGCAATTGTCCGCACTCATCGTATCGCCGCCAAGCACCTGCCCCGGCGCATTCCTTGATGCCGTGGACATGCTAGACACCCTCAGTTCCAACGCCGGCCTCGACGAACTCCGCATGGTGGACGGTGAACTGGTGCGCAAGGTGCAGGAAAAGGGCGACTCCGCAGGAGACATCGCCGTCAAGGTCTGGCTCATGGACCGCACCGCGCTCGAACGCATCTACACCAAGTTCAGCATCGACCGTGGTCGCACCATGAAATGCTTCAGTCCCGGCAAGGGGCACCGGCCCGTGACTCCCGACCGCGCCATCTGCCGGGCGATGGAAAAGGATCTGGAATTCGCCTGCGCCGATTTCTTCGACAGCCCCACCTGCGAGGTGCTTTCCTTTGACGATGACGACGGCCACGCGTTCCTCATCCGCCATGGCGAGCATGTGAAGCGATTCGAGATTCTTGACGACGAAAACAAGCGCGACACCCGCGCCCTGCGTCTTCTCAAGCATGACGTCGCATTCGTCTATCACACCGGCGAAGTGCTGCTCTCCGGACGCAGCGAGGGAGTGAGGGAAACTTACCGCAGCGTGTTTTCGCAGCATCTCTTCGGCGACAAGAAGGTTCTGGTTCCCTCCAAACGCTTCACCCTCGAACCCATCCGCCGTGGGCGCGATTGCCTGAATCCCACCGAACTGGACGCCTCCGCCATGCCGGTGTTGCGGGAGCTGCAGATCAAGCGGCGCGGTGTCAATCGCTCGCTCTTCATTCATGGCGACAACGTGTTCGACGAACTTGAAGAACTTGGATCGGACTTCCTCCGTCCATTCCATCTCGTGCGCGCCCGATTCACTCTCGACGTCGAAGGCGAGCGCAAATCCCCATCCGTCATCATCTGCCCGGATCAGGACATGATCCGCGGCGACATCCATCACCCGGTCGTCAGGCAATGGCTCGACCACTGTCCGTTCAACCTCCTTTCCCATGCTCCAGCTTTGGCAAACCATTGACCTTTTCGGCAAGATCGGTGCCACCCGTGCCGCATGGCAGGCGGCATTGGGCGACGATTTTGAGACATGGAGCGAGTTCCTCCAACCTCGCGGCACCGTGAACTCCATCGAGGACCCGGACTGCCCCAGCGAAATCCTTGAACTCGAAAAACCACCGACCGGAGACTTCATCGCCTTCAGCACGGCCATTCCAGCACACCGCCCGCCACTGCGGGTATCACGCGCCTTATGCGTGCGTCTCGCGCCGGATCTCCGGGCGCTCGCCGCGATGCTCTCGGGAAAACTCGGCTTCGATGCCGCAGAAGCACCGCGCTGGAGCGATACCTGCCTCCACGAAATCGGCACTCTCCCATGCGGACGCGAAAACCCGCGCCCGGTCCACCTCTTCATCCCCGACTCCCGCTCGCGGCAGGCAGTCATGAAAGCGGGGATCTGTGGCACTCCCCGCGCCATCGTGTTGTTACCGGTGTCCATCGGCTACACCTCCGACATTGCGGAACTGGCAGCCAAGCATGATGTCCACGTCCGCGTGCTCGCCACCACGGCAGGACTGGAAAAACTCTCCATCGCACCCTCCAAGCGACCGCCGCGTGGCAAGCGCAGCCCTTCCCGCAACCAGCTCTTCACCCCGAAGAAGGACTGGCAGTGGAAAGACCTCCTCATCACCATGCGCCGCGATGGCCTGAATTTCAGCATCCGGGGCGAGGATGCCTTTCAAACCTGGGCGCAGCTCAGGATGAAACCCATCCACAGCGGAGAAACCAACAAGACCCTGGCTCTCATTGGCATGCTGGCCAATGGCGGGCGCATCACCCAGCGCCGCCGCGACGAGGCGGAAAGGCAGCAAATCTCCGTCGCCCGCAAGCTGCTTGTCGATCTCATCGGCATCCACGGCAATCCGTTCAAAAAATGCAGCGATGGCTGGGCCGCCGAGTTCCGCGTCGATGGCTCCGTCGCCCGCAAACAAGTCACCGCATGGGAAGCCGACGACAACGACGAGGAAATCCGCTTCGACGCCCCGCGCTCCGTCTTCGATGCGGACGAGGAGGGTTATCATAACTTCCGCGCATAGGTTTTCATTCCATTCGCCATCATCTTCCATTAGACATCCACCCGCATGCCCACACTCAACTGGATCGGCAAGGACGCCGTCATCAACCATCACCTGGAGGTTCCGTTTCACCTGCTCAAGGACGTGCCTGACCTCTCCTGCGGCGATCCCGGCAGCGGCAATCTGATCGTGGAAGGTGACAACCTCGTGGCACTCAAGGCGCTGATTCCCTACTACAAGGGCAAAGTGAAATGCATCTGCATCGACCCGCCTTACAACACCGGTAACGAGGGCTGGGCCTACAACGACAACGTCAACAGCCCGGCAATGCAGAAGTGGCTGAAGGAAGCGCTGGATGGGAAAACTGTCGGCAAGGAAGGTGAAACTCTCGACCGGCATGATCGGTGGCTCTGCATGATGTATCCTCGGATTGCGCTGTTGAGGGATTTTCTGACTGAAGATGGCGCGATATTCGTCTGCCTTGATGATAACGAAATCGGACCATTGCGTCTGCTAATGGATGAAATCTTCGGAGCATCCAACTTTGTCGCGACGGTGTTGTGGCAGAAGGTTTACTCACCCAAAAATTCAGCAAAACACTTTTCGGTAGATCACGATTACGTGGTGATCTATGCGAAAAAGGCAGATACTTGGAGGCCGAATCTTGTTGCGCGTTCTGATGATCAAGACGCCGCATACAAAAATCGCGATAATGATCCACGCGGCCCGTGGAAAACAAGCGATCTCTCTGCTAGAAATCCATATAACGACGGACTTTATCCGGTCACCTGTCCTTCTGGAAGGGTCATAAAGGGGCCTCCGACAGGGCGCTATTGGACTATTTCTAAGACCAAGTTTGAGACGTTCAATTCGGAAAACCGAATTTGGTGGGGAAACAAAGGAGATTCGATTCCTCAATTCAAGCGGTTCCTCACGGATGTAAAACAGGGCGTCGTTCCGCAGACGATGTGGTTCTACAAAGACGTAGGTCACACACAAGAAGCAAAACAGGAGTTGGTTGCTCTCATGGATTTTGCGGATTCGGAATCGGTATTTATCACGCCAAAGCCGACTCGCCTGATCGAACGCATTCTACAAATCGCAACGAATCCCGGCGACCTCGTGCTCGATTCTTTCGGCGGCAGCGGCACTACCGGCCATTCCGTCTCGAAGATGAACGCGGCGAATTCTAACGAAGAGCCACGTCGCTTTATTATGATCGAATTGGAGGCTGAAGTTTGCAAGACCATCACCCGCGAGCGGATGGCACGAGTGGCGACAGGGCACACCAATGTCAAGGGGGAAACGGTCGAAGCTCTCGGCGGTGGATTCCGCTACGTGACGCTTGGCGATGCCCTTTTCGACGAAACCGGTCAGATCCGGAACACCGTGCGTTTCGCCGAATTGGCGCGGCATGTCTATTTCACCGAGACCGGCGAACCTCTGCCCAAAGAACGCGTTTCCGCGAAAACACCGTTGCTTGGCATTCACCGTGGCAAGGCGATCTATCTGCTCTACAACGGCATTCTCAGCGACCGCAGCATCAACGGCGGCAACGCGCTTTGCCGCGAGACGCTGCAAGTGATCGAGGAGATCAACG